TGAATCAACTTTTAGAACAAGATGACACAGAAGCTCTTGCAGACTTGTTTGGGGCAGACAATGAAGCGGATCCTGCAATGGATGCCCAGTCAGACCCAGAAGCTGTCGAAGGCGAAGAGGTATCTATTTCACCAGATGATATTGAGGCACAGATACCTGATGCTTTTATGACTGATGACGATGAGATTATACAGATTAAGCTAGACGCACTCGACGATGAGATAGAAGATGAAGAAGATGGCGTATTCGGCGGCGATGATAAATTAGACGATGATGAAATTGGTGTAGATATTGAAGATGAAGATGCCGAAGCTGATCTAGACCTAGACACAGGCCTTGAAGCAGATGTTGGTATGGGTGGCGACATTGGTATTGACGTTACAGGTGACTCGCCTATCTCGGCCGCAGCACTTCAAGAAATAATTGCGGACGCTCTTCAGGATGTACTTTCAGAAGAAGACGAAGAGATTAATGAAGAAGAAGAACTGGATGAAGAGATCGACCTTGAAGATCTTATGGAAAGAGTCCGAGTAGAAGGTGAGCCGCAAAAGTCTGGCTGGGCCGGAACACCAGAATCAATTATGAAAGAATATGAAGCTATGCTGCTTGCAAGAGAACAAGACAGCGAAGTAAAAGAAGAGAACGAGGAACTTCGCAAGAATGTTGCCGCTCTTCAAAAAGAAAACAAGACACTATCTTCTGCGGCACTCAAGCTGCAGGAACAGAACAAAGAATATAAGACAGCATTTACAACATTGCAAGAAAAGTTGGAAACTATGAATGTTTCTAACGCAAAGTTGCTGTATATAAACCAGGCTCTAGAAAATGCCTCCTTGAATGAGCGACAAAAGAGAAAAATTGTCGAAGCCATTTCGAAAGCCGGAACAGTACAAGAAGCAAAGATTGTCTTTGAAACAATGAACGATACAGTTGTAACAACTTCAGACGTGAAGAAGGAAGCAACTTTAAGTGAAATGGTATCAAGAAAGTCAACGTTACTTGTCGCGGCTCGAAAAGAGCAACCTACAAAGGGCGCCAATCCTTTATTCAATAGAATGCAAACATTGGCAGGAATAAAGACAAAATAATTCTAAATTAAATTTATAGAAAAGGAGGTGAATTTATAATGTCTATTTTACAAAAATTAACAGAAGGTGTACAATCTCGCGATTTACAAGCAGAAGGTGCAGCTCTTCTTAATAAGTGGGAAGCTACTGGCTTGCTTGAGGGTCTTGATAACGGCCAGCAGAAGCAGGGAATGGCAGTACTTCTTGAAAACCAAGCTAAGGAACTTCTTCGTGAAGCTTCTTCTATGGCTGCAGGTGATGTCGAAGGCTTCGCTGCAGTTGCATTCCCAATCGTTCGCCGCGTATTCGGTGGACTTATAGCAAATGATCTCGTTTCGGTTCAGCCAATGAGCTTGCCATCCGGTCTCATTTTCTTCCTTGACTTTACACACGAATCTTCTCGCCTAGGTGCAATTGGTGGTGATTCGGTGTATGGTGGTAACAAGGTTGGCTCTCAAATCACCGGTGGTGTTGATCTTTCAGATCAGGCTGACGGCTTTGGCGGAGCAGGTGGCCACTACGATGTTGGTCACGCAATGTCTTCCCCAACAGGATCAAATGCAGCAGCTGTGACACTTACGGTTCTGCATGCTGCTCAGAGTGGTACAGATTTGACTGTAAACCCTGACGCAACAGCTAAGGCAGTATTGAAGGTCCTTCGCTATGATGCTGATATTATAGCAGACCTTAAGGCAGACTCTACAAAGAGAGTTGCTGTAGGTCAGATTGCAGTAGGAACTGAGAGAAACAAGCTTGCAAACATAGATCTTGGTCGATTGGGTTCTTTTAGCTTTACAGACACTGCAGTGTTAACCAATAACGCGAATATCGTTAGAAGATTAACACAACTCGATGCAGATGGAAACTTGCTTTTCGTTGCAGTTGGTGACAGTAGTGGTGCTCCAATTTCAGATACAACTATTGATCCTCAAAACGCAACATTTGCTATCAAGGACGAGTTTACTACTACAGGTCTCGCCGCTGGTGCAGTTGCAGGTGCAGCCCCATGGGGCCTTGAAGAGCCTACACCTACAGGCGGCTCAGACGGTGGTGTAAAGGTTTCATCTGCTGCAGCAGGAACCACGCAGTCTATTCCTGAGATTGACATCAAGGTTGACAGCATTGCTGTTACCGCACAGACAAAGAAGTTGAAGGCTAAGTGGACCCCAGAGTTGGGCCAGGACCTCAACGCATACCACAACCTTGACGCAGAGGTTGAGCTTACTGGTATTCTTTCAGAGCAGATTGCTTTGGAAATCGACCGTGAACTTCTTCACGAGCTTATTGAAGGTGCAACAGCCGGTACTCGTTACTGGAGCCGTGCACCAGGTCTTTTCGTAGACTCTGCAGGTGATCAGATTGGTGCTGATACAGCAGCTCCTGACTTCACAGGTACAGTTAGCGAGTGGTACGAGACACTCATTGAAACAATCAATGACGTAAGTGCTCAGATCCACAGAAAGACACTTCGTGGCGGTGCAAACTTTGTTGTTTGTTCTCCAGAGGTTGCTAACATCCTTGAGTTTACAAGTGGTTTCCGCGCAAGCGTAACTGCTGATCAGGATCGTGGTACAATCGGTGCAGTACGCGCCGGTAGCTTGAGCAAGAAGTTCGACGTTTACGTTGATCCTTATTTCTTGCGCAACGTACTTCTTATAGGTCGTAAGGGTAGCTCGTTCCTTGAGAGCGGCTTTGTATACGCCCCTTACGTACCATTGCAGGTAACACCTACCATTTTCGGTACGGAAGACTTCGTACCACGTAAGGGTGTCATGACCCGTTACGCTAAGAAGATGGTACGACCTGATATGTACGGTCTTGTAGTTGTCCGTGGCCTTTTGGGCGAGGGCGGTTAATTAGCAGCTAGATAGCTAATAAAGTTGAGCCCAGTCTTCGGACTGGGCTTTTCTTTTTCTATTGATTGAACAATGTACTATTTATATTGTATGACCTTAAAATAGGAGGACCCCAAAGATGGGCAAGAAAAAAAGAGTATTACTAAATCCAAAGAAATTTGGTAAAAAGAATTTTGAATTTTTAGATAACTTGGATGGTGTAAATGATGACATTATTTCATCAACCAAAGTACCAGCTACATTAAGAACATTAGGACTTGTAGACAATGGAGATAGAACGATCTCAATAAACGCTCAGCTTTTTGGTTCCAGTTCTGCAAAGATGTCTCATATGGGCGCTTGGGTCCACACCACAGGTGGCGTAAGGTGTCATGCCACCGACCGGACCACTTCATTTAAGTTGAAGACTCTGCTAACGATGGTCAGCTCTGGGTCAACAGGTTTTATATATAGTGGCTCATTGCCATTTGATCATGAAGATTATTCACCGGGCCCATTCGTATTCCCCGCCGGCGTAACAACCATAGAAGGTGTAGTCACTGGACCAGCTTCTGATCCAGGATCATTTACCGACTCAACAATACTTTTGAGAGAATCAATTACTGTTTCAGCAGCTTCAATAGGTTTGACTTCGGCACAGCTTTCAGGGGCACTTTCAGGTGCTATTGATGGTTCAACCGCATTGTCAGTCGACTTGAGCGAAATGGAAGGAACAGCCCCTCAGCACGGCTCAGGCTCAGGCGTCGGATCAAGCGCCAACTATGGCCCTGACAATGGATCTGAGCAGCATGGCTACCATATAACAGTTTCTGGTACCGTAAGTGGAGCAGTGAACCTCGCAGGCACTGCAACTGCAAACAACGGACACAGCAACAGTGGTGTAGTGGTTATCGCTGATCAGACTAATATGAACGCATCTGGTTCGCAGGACATTACAATAACTTTTACACCTCGCGATGTTAATAACCAACTCTCAACGGATCAGGCAGTAACTACTACCCTGACACTTAGCTAAGAAAGGATAACCCATGGGTAAGAAAAAGAGAGCCCTTCTAAGGTACAAAAGATTAGGAACAATAAGCAAGAAGCTGGAAAGAAAATTTGCCAGCCTCTTGCAAGCTAATCTACAGAACTTTACAACAAAAGTTGAAGAAGCTTTGGAAAAGGTAGATGAGTTCCTAGAAACAACACAGGATGTGATAGATTCTGCAAAAGAAGAGCCTACGGAGACCAAGGAGGCACCCAAGCCGACAAGAAAAAGAAAGACACCTGCCAAAAAGAAAACTACTTCTACAACTCGTAAAAGAACAACCACCAAAACTAAAAAAGATGCCTAGGTGAAATGACATCCCAAACAACTAGTTATATTGATAAACTATAACTTGTGAGGGACCATGAATGTCTGTACCAACATTAACACCAGCCAGTACCTTGTCAGCTGTTGTATTACCTGTTACAGGAGCAACATCAAATGTAAACGAGGCGCTGCCATATAAAATATATTCTGAGGAGACCTCTCCGCTGTATTCTTCGGAATTTGTTTCTGGTGCTGTAGACCAAGTTTCTTACGTATACAAGAAGCTTGGAGGTGATATATTAGATTTAGAGATAACAGAAGGAAATGTTTATGCCGCATATGAAGAAGCGGTACTTGAATATTCATACTTAATCAATATTCATCAGGCAACAAATGTTCTTTCCGATGCTTTGGGCAACACAACTGGATCTTTTGATTCTAAGGGTAATATAGAACCCGGTACATTGTCCTCTTCTTTAGCCGGCGGACATGTCGCTCTAAAATATCCAAAATTTGATTATAGTATGACTCGTCGAATGGCAGATGGCATTGGTTCGGAAGTTGGACTAAATGGATCAGTACAGTACTCAGCATCGTTTGATGTTCGTATGGGAGTTCAAGATTACGATTTGCAACAAATAATTTCTACTTCCGTTGATTATTCAGGATCGGTAGATAATAAGAAAATTTTAATTAAAAAAGTATTTTATAAAACACCACACGCAATGTGGAGGTTTTACGGATATTATGGCGGATTAAATGTTGTAGGAAATTTGCACAATTACGGACAATTTTCTGATGATTCAACTTTCCAGTTAATACCAGCTTGGCACAACAAGGCACAAGCTATGGCATTTGAAGACGCAATATACACTAGAATGTCACACTTCTCCTACGAGCTTAGGAACAATAATTTAAGATTACACCCAATACCTTACAGCGGCGGCCCGAGAAAGATGTGGGTTGAGTTTTCTATACCAACAGATGTTTGGGACAATGATGATGTACAGACGGACGGTGTTAACAATATGAACACGCTTCCCATAGGCAATCTTCCGTTTGGAAACATTAATTCAATCGGCAAGCAATGGATCAGAAGATTTGCATTATCGTTATGCAAAGAGATTCTTGGTCAGGTTAGATCGAAGTTTGGCAATGTGCCAATTCCAGGTGAAAGTGTAACGCTCAATGGTTCAGCTTTAATTGGTGAAGCGAAGGCCGAGCAAGACAAGTTAAGAGAAGAGTTAAAGACAACATTGGCAGAAATGACTTATAGTAAGCTAGCAGAAAAGAATGCCGGTATGTCTGATAATGTAGAGAAAGTTTTGGATAGAGTACCGAACTATATTTTTGTGGGATAATTAAATGTCTGAAGATAATAAATGGTCACAACCTGACTCTCCTCCGCCCCCACTTTTTACGGGAAAGAAGGAGAAAGACTTTGTAAAGCAAGTCAACGACGAAGTTATAGAAAGGGTTATAGGGCAAACTGTAGTATACTATCCTATAAGCTTGGAGCATACAAGCTTTCATGATATTTATGGCGAAGCAATTGACAAGAACTTTCTTCATCCTGTAAGGATTTACGCAATGGTAAAATATGAATCACAGAATACCACCACAACACCATTAGGTGTGGATAGGATTGAAAAAATATCTGTTGCTTTTCATAAGCGTAGACTGACAGAGGATCAAGACCTTTTTGTTAGAGAAGGTGACTTTATTCAGTATGGAGAACATTTTTACGAGATACTTAGCTTAACAGAGCCAAAGTGGCTATTCGGTCAAGTTGAATCAAAGTTTGAAATAGCAGCGTCCTGCGTGAGAGCAAGAGAGGGTTTATTTAATGTATGAGGTAAATACAAATGGCATATGAATTTAGTGGTTCTATTGCGCTTGGTACAATTGTAACACAGAACGTTACAGGTGCAAGCAACCCTCAAAGTCGCCGCTCAGGTGGTAAGTTTAGCCCATCTGGTACGAAATTGGCTGTACCTGTTTGGGTCGCCCCGGGAAGCAATTCCAAGATTGAGATATACCAATCTGGATCTTCAGGATGGGCAATGGTTGAGGACTTTATCACTGGTACTCCTGATGTAAACAAGAACCCCGGTCAGCTGGTGTGGCTTAGTGAGACATCTTTAGCCCTCGGTCTGCGCGGCCCGGGCAGCGAGATGGGGGTGTATACATACGTATCCAGTAGTGATCATGGGTACTATGACCGAAATCACAATCAAAGCGTTAGAAGAACGCTCACCTTCGACTCCGGTGGCATGCTGGAATTTAACCCTTCAAAAACGTTAATGATAAGCTACAAACCATCCCCAGCATCCAGCGCCGGCAAAAAAACTGACGTACACATAGTTGACGATGACGGCCTCTGGCTTTCAGTTCAGGTGCCTTCTAGTACTACCGGTGAAGAATATATCGCATCGGTAGAATGGTTGTCAGATACAGATTTTGCTGTTGGCCAGCCGGCTCACACCGAAGCTGGAGGTGGCTCGAACCATGGTAAAATAAACATATATCGCACAACAGACGGAGGAAGTAGCTTTTCTAGTATAGAAACTGTTGTTGGGGAAGATGGAGACAAAATTGGTGCCTCATTACACTACCATACTGCCAGCGGCGGTTTAATAGTAGGTACAGGTACACCAACCAGCCTCGCCGCTGATGATAATGGGGGCAATAAGTGGTATCTGTATCAATCATCATCTGCAGGGGGTTACTTGCAGGGTACGACCGATAGAACCGAATTAACTTCGACGGGCTCATGGTCTGGTAGGGTTCCTTTGGATTACAACATGCAGGCAAATGAAACCGGTGGTTCTGTGTTTGCAATTCAGACATTACCATCCTTTAATGCATCCAACGCCGAGGTTTTAGTTTGGGAGTCCGGCTCTGAGGGGTGGAAGGCTTCTGTAATAGATAACAATGTATCCTATAAGACCATAAATCCGACCTCCACTCCGCTTGTTGGTTTAAGTAAGTTGGGTTTTGTTGCAAATAATAACGACGTGTCTCCAACAAACGACGCTGCAGATAAATCATTTAGAGTACATGCACTTGGCGAAGGCTGTGAAACGTTGAGTGAATATCAACTAAGCGGTTCCATTACTTGTGGGAAAGTTACGACCACAATAATCAATGCCCGAACAAGCACCAATTCAAATGGTGGATCAATATCTCCAGATGGAAACAGGATAGCTGTTGCGAGCCAACGCGTAGGCGGCGCCACCGCCGGAAACAATGGTATTGATTTCTTTCATTCCAGTTCAACCGGTTGGTCTGAAGTTGTTGGCGATTTCATAGATATGAGTAATGTGGCGGGAGTTTCCGATTTCTCTCCGGTTTCAATATATTGGTTTTCAAATTCAGAAATATTAGCTCTTAAGAGTGAAGAATTGATTTCTTTTGTCTCTAGCTCTAGTGGGTGGTCTCACAACTACACCACTGATTTTGGAACCGCTGCCGGCATGGCAAACATGTGGGTTAGTCCTGGGAAGACTGTTATCGGCATTGCGCCCGGCATTAATGTGCACGGCTCTGTATCTCACGTAAAGGATGATGTATCAGCGTTACTAATACACAGTAGTTCCACCGGGTTTGACTCTATCAAGGTCTTGAATGATGCCCAAAATGGTTTCAACGGCGGCCGCCCAACAGCTATGGCCTGGCCAGACGAAAAGAACGTACTAGTAGGCCAACCATTCAAAAACGACGTCGGTGTGGTCACTCACTTTCGTAGCGGCAGTTCCGGATATACGTCTATAAGAGCAACCCAAGGCAACGCATCGGCCGTCAACGGTGTGCTACGCTTTGGTTCTTTTGTATACTGGCATAGTGCAAGTAATTCAGGCATCTACGGCGCAGACAACGGCGCCGCGATACTAAACTTAATACCTTCACAATCTGATGGGTATCTTCCAGCATCAAACCCTCATACCGCCACTGGTAGGAGCTTAATTGATACTAGCATGCTTCAGTGTCAAAACGGCGCCGCGCCACCAAAAGTATTAGGCACTACAATAAGTATAGATCCTGCGAATCCAAACAGAGTAGTTGCGTCCACTATAAGGCAAACAAACGATACTGCCCAAGACGGCCGAGTTTACTTTTCACTAGAAACTGGATCTTTGGGGTGGAAAGTAAAACAAATTAACCCTGATGGAGATGGCGTCGGGTTGGATACTGCGAACTCCTTCAATCCAAGTCAGCTTACACCTGGAGCTTCAAGGTATGTAACGTTCAAGGAAGGCAACGCAGAAGCATCGGACAATAACAAAATTACAATATATGAGACCGGTCTGCCACTTCTGCCACTTGGGGGCTCCGGAGGCGGCGGAGGCGGAGGCTCCAGTCCAACTGTGAGCATAACACCAGATTCTATAACTTTATCAGAGACAGGGACAACGGCGAATGTTGTTGTGACTTTGAGTGAGGACCCTGGGTCAAACACGGTTACTGTTTCTCCTTCAGGTCTTGATGCTACAGAGGTGTCAGTTAGCCACGCAACACAATCTTTAACAACGAGTAACTGGGATTCCGGTGTCACATTTGTTTTCACTGGCCAGGATGATCTTATTGATGATGGTAATCAAACATTCAATGTTACGTTTACAACAACTTGCTCCGGAGACTCCTCGTTTGATAATCTTACAGAGACTTTATCTGTTACAGTACAGGATGATGATACAGCAGGTTTCACGATTGGCACCGGATCGTTAAATTTATTAGAAGGTGAAAGTGGCACAATATCAGTTGTTCTTACCGCTCAACCCTTAGGAGACGTGGTGATTAGTAGTTCACTGGCATCAATATTTAATGGCAGAGCAACAATTTCACCAAGTCAGCTGACATTTACTAATCTCAACTGGAATACAGCCTCTAATGTTACGGTGTCTGCAATTTCAGACCGTATTGACAATGGAGATGTAACAGGCAGCGTTACGTTTAGCATTGTCCCAGGCTCTTCATCGGATGAGTATGACTCAGTACTAAACCAAACTGCATCTTTAATTGTACGAGATGATGATACAGCAGGATTTACTATAAGCCCAAGTTCACCCATAAATATTAACGAGGGGGATAGTGCTACGATATCAGTTGTGTTAAATTCCCAGCCTACGAGTAGTGTAACTATTGACGTATCAGCCGCTGTAGATTGGAACTCTAGAGCCTCATTGTTGCCAACTAGTGTAACTTTTACAACCTCATCCTGGGAAACAGCTCAAGATATAACTATAACGACAGTACATGACAATCAAATAAATGGTAATCAATCTGATACTGTTACTTTTAGTGTAAATGATGGTTCAACTAATGATACAAAGTTCAAGGCAGTTTCTGACCAAACGATATCTGTAACAGTTGTGGATAATGATGAAGCGGGTTTTGTGTTAATCCCGGGGTCTTTTATAAGTTTGACAGAACAAGGAGCATCCCAGACGCTATCAGTAAAGCTAAAATCTCAACCATCACAGAATGTCACGGCCTCACTAACTGGCATGGATGCGACGGAAGCATCTGTAGTTCCGTCAGAATTGGTCTTCACACCTTCAAATTGGAACGAAGTACAGCCGCTGGTATTTACAGGAGTGGACGACGATATTGCAGATGGAAACCAGCAGTTTACCGCTACTTTGACCGCGGTCACAGGTGACAGTAATTTTTCTGGTAATTCTGTCTCAATTACTGTTTTAAACGTAGATGATGATGTTGATACTCCTTCTGCCCCAAAGGAATCAACAACTAAATCGGGAACCAATCAAACAAGCCCAGAAGATAAAGATATGGGGACAACCGAAAGAATCGGAAACACAGAAGTTGCCAGAACCGTAGCAGACACTTTGCCTAGGAAACTACATTTCGATCCATCAACAATAGAAAATATTGATAGATCTGTTTTGAGGTATTTAACAAAGCTTAATTTATTCTCTGATACCAATGATGGTTGGAGAAAAGTTCCAATTATTTGGGGAACGGCAGAGCGCGCCTACCAAGTAAAACATAATAAGGACGTTCGAGACCAACAGGGTATGTTAAAATTACCTTTAATTTCTATAAGAAGGACATCTCTGACTAAAGACATGCCAAGTAAAGGAGTCTTTCAGGGAACATCACCGGCCTATAATGACGAACAAGGTGGTTCTTTGGCCGTGGGTAGAATGATTTATCAAGATAAGACAACTAAGTTTGCAAATGCGGATGCAGCGCGCTTACACAACCAAAGCAATTACCGCAGACATAATCAAAAGGTTGTATATAGAACAGTTTCTGCTCCTATGCCTGTTAATGTATCTGTTATGTATGAAATAACAATAAGAACAGAATATCAGCAACAAATGAATCATTTAATATTGCCTTTTATTACAACTCCTGGTACAATAAATTATGTAAGGTTGTTCGATGGTGAGCATAGGTATGAAGCATTTATACAAGGAGATATGCAAAATAATGATAACTTATCAGATTTTTCCTCTGATGAAAGGAAATTTGAAACAAAAATACAACTAAAAGTTATTGGATATTTGATAGGGGAAGAAAACAACAGAGAGAAGCCACATTATGCCATAAGGGAGAACGCGGTGGAAATAAAAATACCAAGAGAGCGCATTTCTCTTGCAGAAATACCAGAAATGGAGTATGGTAGATATTATGGACTAGGTGGTATTCCTGAAGACCAATTAAAAGATTCGAACCCATTCTTTTCGAGAAGTAGAAAAGACCCTAGATTGCCATTTTTCTTCTCGAATGTTCCAGCAGTAGGAGCCGGACTGGCAGCCGACGTCGTAGCAGGTGGAAGTTCAAGTAGTACCACTGATGTTTCAACTAATCTTGTCACTAAAGGCAATTTTTCAGAAACTTTGGCAGATAATATGGTGGTTAGAGAACTGGTTAAAGCAGATGATACCCCACCGCCAAGTCCGGCAAACCAGGTTGTTGTAACATTAGCGACAATCCGAGAAAACACAGAGTCTGTTTTCGTGAATGGTATGATTCAGGCTCTAGGTTCAGGAAACGACTATACAATAAGTGGAAATACAATTACATTTACTTATGATTTAGTTGAGTCAGATTCAGTTTATGTTACCTATATAAAGGGATAGACATTTAATATAATAGAAAAGGAGAAAATATGTCTGAAGAACACAAAATAGAAGAAACACAAGAAGAGTCCAATCCAACATCATCTCAACATGTTGTAGAAGTAGAGTGGGAAGAGATTGAATATTTAGTTCAACTCAACTCTACATTGAACGAGACCGAAAATTATTTGGCAAAATTACTACTGGAGATGGAGAAAAGAAAAACAGCTCTCCTTAAAAGAGTCCAGGACCTGCAGACTACACTTTATTCTGCAGGAGAGCAACTGAGGAATACAAAAGGCATCGACGAATCTCACACATATGAGCTGAAATTGCCCACATCTCAGGGAGAAAAAGGATATTTCATACGGAAAGAATCTTAGATTCGATGACCTTCTCACTACTTACTATACATGAGTTAAATTATTTGGAGAGATGGCTTTATGTATACAACAAGTGACATTGGAATAGCGGCATTCTTGCAGCTTCGAGGAAAAAAGCTGGTAGAATGCAAGAGACTTGAGTCGGGAAAGTTTTATTTTGCATTTGAGGACCCAGAGCAAAAATGCCAAATGCTATCTCTTGAATTTTTAGATTCAGATTTTTGTAAATTTGACAACAATGTCAGAAACCTCAAAAAAATTCTCTTCTCTTAGAAGAGTAAAAAACTATTTATACACATACGTTCGTTTAGCTTATTTAATTAGCATTTCCTAACATTTCCTAATATTTTCTAACCTAATATTTTTTAAAAATTTATTTATAATTTTATATTTTTTAATGTGAAGAACATATAGGAGGAAAATATATATGTCGAAATATTATTTATGGAACATGGCCAAAAAAGGTTTGGCAAAGTATGTTTCAGTTACGACAGGATCGATTGATGCTAATACCACCAGTTATCCATATACTGATGGTGGCCAGAATACATATGGTGAGCAAGACCAATATATGACGGCCCTTTCTCCAAATGGAGAAATGATCTTTCGTTTTTCTAGGCAAGTAGGAAAAACTGGACCAGTCAGTTCAATTGGGACTGACCGTTACCACGCTTCTTATTTTGCGATCCACCAGTCGCAATCATCTATTTCAGGCGGTTATCACTTTGGTAACGGCATGGACAGTGATTCTGTTATATTTAGTTCGTCTTGGTCGTCTTCTCGAAATGACCAATATGGTGATCAGAACTTCGGCGCAACATGGCTTTCAGATACAGAAGTTGCAATCATATCAGGCCAGCCTGGTGGCAGCTACACCATGAACACCCACAATCTTTCGGGGGCTGACTTTCCGTCATTTGATTCAACCGGTGCACATGGGGTATTCTTTATCTTGAGCGGTTCCGGAACAGATTGGAATGTTGTGTTCTGGTCTACTGGGTCTTCTGATTACAACCCAAGTGATTCTAATCTTTACCCAATAAGAATGGATCAATTTGATTATGTTGTACCGAACAATAGGTATACCACCGCTTCATCGGATTTGATATTTGTTTCTAACAAGGGTAGATATCAAGAGTCTAACCGTGTAAATCAGGGTGTTGTTTTCAAGAAAACAGGTGGCACATGGGCCTGGCACTCTAACGTCTTCTTTGATGGTCAAACATCGCGCCAAACAAATCGCGTTGTGCAAGAGGCGAATTGGCTTGGTGATACTCAAGACGTCCTGGGTATAAGATACAGTGATAATTCTGGACCTCATTTCCGCGTCATGACAGGCGGCGGCTCTGGAGCCCAGAAGTATTCAACCGCGGGACTAGCCTCGGGAATATCCAACGCTTTTCATCATTTTGCGTGGGACCCGTATAGTGATAGATTCTTGGGCAATAAGTTCGGAATTCTTTACGTGTTCAATTCGGGATCGGATTGGATAGGAGACATCGTGGGTGATAATGCAAATGCCCATGAGAGGGAAATTTTACTCGATAGGTATACTGGCTCGGATATGGGCCCCGATCTTGCAGATAGCGATCCAGACGGCACTCAGCTTAGATGGAAATTTACTGACGATTACACTGGTATCTTGTACGCGACAAAGAACATCAGGAGTCATCTTTGTTTTGTTGAGTCGGGATCCCTCGGTTGGCACGGCCACGGATTAAATGGTAACACAGCAGCACAAAACGGGTTTTATTATGAAGTTCAAAACTCTAGCTATACAGGTTGGGACGGGGGACATGATGTGTTTAACACAACTGATTCTGATGGCCGAACCCAAATTATAATTTTGGCTGATGACCGATTTGACTCGTGGTCTTGGAACACTGAACATGGCGGTTCCGGTGATGTTCTCTTCACAGGAGAGGGCACTAGCACTAGTTATAGTTATGTTACCGGGAGAAACATCATTGTTGACTTAAATGCTTATGATGCAACCCCAGACGACTTTCCGGAGTTAACGTCTTACAAGACTGATGAAGCAACCACATACGAAGCTAGTTCTTCTTATACTAGTGGGCTAGATTGGACTGAGGTTTATGCCAGTTATGACTCGGCAACAACTTCCACCAATGACAATGTTAGTAGAGGTGGTAGCTTCAGCCCAAGTGGGGATCTTTTGATAGTTCCTACGCCTTACTCTAATCGTCCGAGTGATCTTACCATTAATTATGGTTTTGATGTTTATGCATCTTCCAGTAGTGGTTTCGCTTACAGCTACACTATCGATGAGGGAGTCCACTCCGCGATGGCAACCTCGATTCAGTGGATATCAGAAACAGATTTTCTGACGGCCTATGGCGGGAACAAATTCCCACAACGGTTTGTTTCTAGTTCTAGTGGCTGGTCGCAAAGCGCTCTTTATGAAAATGCAGATGTCGAAAACGGTGATTATAACGCAAGAAATAACTTGCGCTATGCAAATACAATTTACCTTTCTCCTGATAAGAAAGCTTTTGTACTTTATAGTAATAATACCGCCGCCCACACAAGAAATAGAACTTGGGCTTCATTTGTTTCAAACAGTGCTGGCTCGAATGGCTTTAAAGGCTACGCGTATAACAATGAGGCTTATCATAATTTTGTTTACGCGGGTGAAGACAGTGCTACGGACAGGTACAAGCTAGTCGGTGCTCACTACGATGATGGAACCATGAACCTCGGTTTGATTAATAAGACTACAGGCCACGACACAGGTGGTGGCTTGTGGAAGGGCCTTGCTGACGCTCATAACATAATCGGTAAAACCAACGGTCATGACCCGGGCGCATTCTTGTTCTACCATTCTGGCAGTGATACTTTATTTTATAGCGGTAGAGAATCAACATCTAATGGAAAGCAAATAATCATAGAAGCAAAAATGAACCCTCACGGTGTTTTGTTGTATGATTCCGGTTCAACTTCCTCGCCTGGAGGCAGGTATGTAAATGAGTGGTTGATTCCGGCTGTTATTAAGGCTGATGAAGATGAGAACGACTATAAGCGTCTTGCTCATGTTGCAGCTGCAGCATTCCCAATTAGCAGTTCTGTAGGATTGGGCAGATTTGATGACGCTGATGCATCTCATAATTATAGAGATTATGCTGATTCTGGCGTCATGAGAGTGTTTGAAGACCCTAACAATGGGAACAGATTTTTTGTAGCAAGCCAATATGACAATGGCTCAAATCCGTTCAGATTGAAGGTACTAGAAAGAGGCTCAGCAGGCTGGAAGATGACACGTATTCGAGAGTGGAATTATGCTTCAGCAACATCAACTGCAGGTAGGACCCAAAACATACGTTTTGATATGTCCGCAAACGGTGATCTTGTTGTTCCTGCAACAGGCTCAAATACTGGTTTCGCTATTGCTAGACTAGTAGCACCACCACCAGCAGATCCGGACTTGGCCTCAGTTGTTTCTTCGGCCATAACCGCTGCCGATGGTGGCACAGTTAGTGCCGGTGGTAAAACAAGTGCACCTCGTGCAAAAATTACCATTCCAGCAAACGCTATCGCAAGTGATACCACTTTTACAGTCGACACCTCAACGTCGTTCACACCAGGTGGGCAAGGTCTAGGTGTAAATGGAAACGAGGCATTAAGCCCGATTGTTAGGTTGACACCACATGGTACAAAGTTCAGTAAAGCAGTTACAGTTACGTTTAATTTGATTGGTTCAGCAGCGAGTTCGTGCCCTGATAATGCACAGCTCTGGAAGAGAAACAAAGTAGACTCTTCTTGGTACCCGGTACCAGCAAATCTTTACAGTTGTTCAGGAGGTACAATAACACTTTCCACAACTCAATTTAGCGATTATATTGTAATAGGAGGACAAAAAGTGGCTAGAACAAAATTAAATAACGTCCAGTTGGCAAGACTGGAAAATCAAAACAAGGTATTGCCTGAGGCTATTAATATTACAGGCTCAAGCGAAGACTATATCACTACTATAGGTGACACTGATGCATTTCTTGTACAATCAGGAAGTGGTTTCACGGCACCTATTTCAGCATCTGCAATGGCAACATATTTTGCTAGTGCAGTTGCAGCAACATCAATTGATGTTTCAGAAGAGACAGGCAATGCAGATCACAGAATTATCTTTATCAGTGATACTTCTGGCGATGCAGCCGGTTCAACTCTTTTGGCTGATGATGACTCTCTGTTGTTCAACCCAAGTACAAACACACTTAAGGTAGGTGCTTTGGATGTTGGAGACGGTAACATTTCAAATGTTGGCGTTTTAGAGGCAGATACAATCCAAAGCGATGCGGATGGTACCGGATTAAATGTTAACTTTGACGGCGACACAGGTACCAACAAGTTGACATTAAAGGACGGCTTGGCTGATGCTTTGAGCATCACCGACGGTTCTGCTGATTTCATGGTGTTCAATACAACTGCTGAAACCATCACTGTTGGAAAGAATTCCACGTTTGCAAGCACGACAATTGCCGACCTTGGTACTGTAACAACTGCAGACATTGACGGTGGTACAATGGATGGCGTAACATTAGGTGCAACAAACGTAATTGATGTTACTGCAATTAACCTCGACGGCGCATCAGCGCTCGGCAGTGCAGCGATGGCACAGGTTGACTTGTTGCTTATCGACGACGGCGGCGCAGGTACCATGAAGTCTGTTACTTTCTCGAATTTTGAGGATTCAATTTTCGGCAACGTATCTGGCGACGTCACAATCGCAGCAGGCGGTGCAGCAACCATGGCTGCAGCTCAGACAAACATCACATCATTGCTTGCAACCGACATTAAGATTGGTGAAGACGATGAAACAAAGATCGATTTTGAAACAGCAGATGAGATTCACTTCTATGCAGCTAATGCAGAGCAGGTTTTCGTTGCTGATGGTGTCTTTGGCCCACAAACAGACAGTGATGTTGATTTGGGTACAACCGGTGCTCGCTTCAAGAGCGCATTTATCGATGCTATCACAGTAACTGATGATGTTGTAGTCGGCGGTAACTTGACTGTTCAAGGTACAACCACAACGATTGACACAACAAACCTTCTTGTAGAAGATAGCTTGATTGAAATCGCTCGCGGCGATGGAGGCTCTCGTGCATCCAATGCAGGCGCTGGTTTGTATATCTCTGGTTCTGTAATCGGACACGATATTAGCTTGAAGGCAGCTGCAGACGGCGGCCGCTTGAAGGTTAGTGGTTCAACCGCTGGTTTTGATGTTCAAGTTGGTGGCGACTATGCAATCAATGGCACTTCAGTGTTGACTGCAACTACTCTTGGTAGTGCTGTTGTAAATTCAAGCTTGACATCAGTAGGAACTTTGGCTTCAGGACAGATTAGTTCTGGTTTTGGAAACGTTGACATCGGTTCGAGTACACTTGACGCAGGTGCAACCACGCTTTCTTCTGCAAAAGTTTCTGACTTGACAGACGGTCGTGTCGTCTTGGCAGGTACAGCAGGTGAACTTGAAGACAGCGGAAACCTTACTTTTGATGGAACAACGCTTACAGCAACTTCTTATGCTGGTGATGGTTCAGGCCTTACCGGTGTTGGTGCAGCAGTAACCGGCTCAGCAAATGAAGATTTTGCTTTGCAGATACCATTTACTTCTGGATCATCTACAGCAGGTTCTTTCTTTATTGATAGTGGTTCATTAAGCTATAACCCTTCATCTAATAGACTGATCGTTCCACAGCTTTCTGCTTCAAGCAACGTACATGTTGGCGCACTTTTCATAAGTGGTTCACAAGTCGGTGCGACAGCTGCAGAGCTTAACATTATGGACGGTGGCACAACAGCCGCAACGGTTACACTTGCTAATAGTGACGGTGTTGTTATAAATGATGGTGGCACTATGAAACAGGCACTTGTAAGTGACTTCTCAACATACCTTGCTGGTGACGGCTTGGGCGTTTCTTCTAACGTTCTTGTGGTGAATGTTGATGATTCTGGTATAGAAATAGACTCTGATACTCTTCGTCTTAAGGATGACGGCGTTTCAGCTGCAAAACTTAATTCAGATGTTGCTGGTACCGGCCTTGAACAACACACTGATGGGTCAATCAGAATTGCTGCAGCTGCAGCTGGTGACGGGCTTTCAGGTGGCGCAGGCAGCGCATTGGCACTTGACCTCAACGAGCTTTCTGCAGCATCAGTAAATGTTGCTGCTGATAGTATCGCTATTGTTGACGCAGATGACAATTCTTCTAAGAAGGAAAGCATCGCGGATCTTGTTGGCGCTACTGCTGGTGCAGGTTTGGCGGCTACAAGCGGCGTATTGGCTGTTGTAAACGCTACAAATGGTGGTCTTTCCGTAGCAGCTGATGATGTGAAACTTGACATGAATGATCTTGCAGCAGCTTCTGTTGATGTTTCTGCAGACTCAATTGCTATCATTGATAGCGATGACAGCAGTGCAACCAAGAAAGAGAGCATTGCGGATCTTGTAAGTGCTATGACTGGTGACGGTCTTGAAACAGACTCTGGCCAGTTGAAGATTGTTTACGTAGAAGACATTGCAACCAAGTATCGTTCTGGTTCTGTTTTGCAGAATGCTCAGACTGCTTCATTGTCTCAGGAGCCATTAGAAAACTCCGTACAGGTTTACTTGAATGGTATGTTACTAGTGGCCTCTGGTTCAAGCAGAGAGGTAAGCTCCTCTGCGGATGGCGTAGCAGCAATCTTTGATTACTACTACACAGGATCTGTCGGTGCACGTAAAGTCCAGTTCGTGGATGCTATCGACGACGATGATGTAATCCAAATCAAGTACATCAAAAAATAATTAATCCTACCTACTTTTCCTACCTAAGCCCGGTTTTTACCGGGCTTTTCTTTTTCTTATTTCCTTTGCGTAAAAGAAAAACTATTTATTAAGTAAAATAACATTTATTTTTGTTACCTCAAGGAGATATCAACATGGCAGCAAGAAAGTTTAAATTCGTTTCCCCAGGCGTTTTCCTCAAAGAAATCGACCAATCACAACTTCCGAGATTACCGGGAAATATAGGGCCAGTCATCATTGGTCGTACTAGAAAGGGCCCCGCACTGAGGCCAACCATGGTTAATTCGTATGAAGAATTTGTGCAAGTTTTCGGAGAACCAGTACCCGGAAACCAAGGAGAGGATGTTTGGCGAGATGGTAACGGCCTTCTAGCCCCAGCATACGCACATTACGCCGCAAAGGCATATTTCGCTGCTGGAATAGAATCACCAGTCACAGTTGTTAGACTGTTGGGTATTGAAGGAGATAACGCAACCTCAGCCGGCGTATCCGGATGGGAAGCAGGCAAGGCTCACGGTCTTTTCGTTTATCCTTCGAGTTCACTAGACACTGCTTCAAGTGGTAGTTTGCTTCAACTAGCAGCCATCATATACACAAAGGCTGAGAACACAACTGTTGGTCTAACAGGACTACTTGAAGGTGACTTAACAAACCCCGGCGAAGCAAAGATGGGCCTAGTCAGTGGCACCGTGCGCGATAATGAAACCAATAATGGAAGATTCCAACTACAAATCGCAAAGAACAGCGGCCCCACCAAGACTTTTGAAATAGACTTCACCCAAGGCAGCAAGCACTATATAAGAGATGTTTTAAACACGAACCCAGTTATGACTAGGGATGATGTTGCCACTGCAAATACAGCTTTGTTAGATGGCGAATATTGGCTGGGTGAAACATTTGACGAGACAATCCCAAGTGACAGTAATACTGATATGTTGGGTTTTGTATTAGAATTAGCAAACAATAAAATGAATGATTTTAACAGCCCAGCTACAGCGGCAAGAACCGGTTGGGTTATATCACAAGATGATGGTGTTACAGGATCATTTAATGTTCTGAGTCAAGAAAAGCTTTTCAGGGCTATTGCGCTTTCCGAAGGTGAAGAGTTTTCTAAAAACTATATCGTTGCAGTAGAAGATATTAGAGTTACCGAAGAAGGTGACTTGGACCCTTATGGCTCCTTCTCTGTTGTAGTAAAGCAGAAATTTGGCTCTAGACTAGAGACAGTGGAGAGTTTTACGGGATGTAATTTAAATCCCAATTCTCAAAATTATGTAGCCAGACAAATTGGCGATCAATTTGTGCAGTGGTCTGCTAATGAAAAGAGGAACAAAGTTTACGGAAACTATCCAAATAGTTCTAGGTACATCAGAGTTGAGATGAGCCAGGAAGTTGATGCTGGTTTAATTTCTCCTTCAAAGACACCTTTTGGTTTCTTAGGTCCAATTATTCAAAAATCATTCAACGTTCAATTATCAGCCAATGCAGCAACTTTGCCTGATACGTGGGTCGCGGCCAGCACATTTTCAGCTTCGGCACCATCAGAGGCCACGGGCCACTTTGACCTTAGTTGGCCAAAACTTCCTACAGTCGTATCAGCATCTGTTCGAGGAGCAGATCATTTCGGAGCAGCAATATATAAGAAGTCTGGTGACTCACTTACAAGTGTGTTGGATCCCGGTATAATTGACTATTTGAGGATGTTACCACCAGAGCGGGGCAGATCAGACCAAATCGCAGGCACCGCCGGTTCCAACACTGAGCACGCGTTTCTATTTTCTTTGGACGATGTAATATTGTCTGGATCTGATCTTGATGATATTTCTAAAGCAAACGTTGAATCAGCAGTTTGGACTTCTGGGTCTCGTGCAGACGGAAAATCATTTACTTCTGCTCCGTCCAATACAGGATCAATTTCTCAGTTGCTGGACTTAGGGTTCGATAAATTCTATATGCCGCTAGCTGGAGGGTTTGATGGTGTTGACATCACAGAAGCAGACCCGTTCAACAATACTCGCGCTCTTGCTGGAGGCACTTCAGACAAGTATGCTTATGCTTCAGTTGATAGAGCTATAGAGCTAATCAAGGACCCAGAAGCAGTTGAATTTAACATAGCGTGCATGCCCGGTATTACAAACACTAGTTTGACAACTAAATTAGTTCAAACATGTGAAGACCGAGCGGATTCATTAGCAATCATTGATCTGCCAAATGTTTATCTTCCAGCACACGAAAAGAAGTGCTCCAATTCAGTTTCTGAACGCGTTGGCACAACACCAGTTAAGGCAGCCCAAGCGCTGAAAAAGATGTCTTTGAACTCATCTTATGGTGCAACGTACTATCCATGGGTTAAGATTGCAGATACGGAGAATACAAGAGAATTGTGGACTCCTCCTTCAGTTGTTGCTTTGGGTGTGATGGCTTACACGGAAAAGAGAGATGAAGTTTGGTTTGCACCAGCCGGTTTCAACCGCGGCGGCTTAAATGAAGGAAATGCTGGAATTCCAGTTCTGCAGACTTCAGAACAGCTTTTATCAAAACAGAGAGATACACTCTATGATGCAAATATAAATCCAATAGCTTCGTTTGTGACAGAAGGACTGGTCATCTTCGGCCAGAAAACCTTACAGTCAACACCGTCTGCTTTGGATAGAATAAATGTTCGTAGATTGCTTATATTCGTCAAAAAGGAAGTCTCTAGAATAGCTAGCGGCCTTCTTTTCGACCAGAACGTACCTGCAACTTGGAACAGATTCCTAGGACAGGTCAACCCTTTCTTGCAAAGTGTCAAGACAAGACTTGGACTTTCCGACTACAAGGTGATTTTGGATAACTCTACAACAACTCCAGACCTTGTAGACAGAAATATCATGTATGCTAAGATCTTCTTGAAGCCAGCAAGATCTATTGAGTTTATTGCAGTTGATTTTGTTATAACAAATACAGGAGCTTCTTTTGACGATTAAGTTAAAAAAAGCCTGTGAAGTAATATATACTTATAGGAGATATTAAATAATGAGTTTTTGGAACCAAGCAAGTGTCGAGCCAAAGAGACAGTTTAGATGGCTACTCTACATCGCCGGCATGCCACAGTTTATAGTGAAAAATGTCAAGAAGCCTAGCTTCAACGTTGCGGTCACGCCACATGACTTTATAAATTACAAGTTTAAGTACCCAGGCCGTGTCGAGTGGCAAGACATTACGGTCACAATAGTGGACCCAGTACAACCAGATTCTGTTGCAAGCTTGGTCAAGATCTTGGAAAAAGCTGGTTATGTTTATCCAGATGATTATACATCTCAGCCGAATGAGCCAAAAACTATCTCAAAGAAAGCCCTAGTTGACTCTTTGGGTGGTCAGATCCAGCTTGTGCAGTTTGGTGCAAATACTGGTGACAACGAAGAAAATATATTAGAAAAGTGGTCAATTAATAATCCCTTGATTACAAGTGTTGATTTTGGAAACTTAGATTACAGCAGTGATGACTTGGTTAATATAACAATTGGATTTACGTATGACTGGGCATACTTAGAAACAAGACCAGAGCCTGGTAGAAGTTGGGAACTGAATCCAACTACTAGTGATTAAAAGAAAAGAGGTATAAATGTCAAGAAATTCTAATCGCACAACAGTCGCGAGCCCGCCCCCACAGTTAAAACCTGTGAAAAAGCCAAGAAATACAAACCCTTTTGGAATCGATCTGGTGGCAGCAACAGAAGTTGTTGAACTGCCATCAGGCGGCCGGTTTTATGAAGAGGGTTCATCCTTGCATGGAATGTCTAGTGTCGAAATAAGGCACATGACAGCAAGAGAAGAAGATATATTGGCAAATTCTAATTTTATTCAGGATGGTTCTGTTTTCGAAAGATTATTGGACAGCATTCTGGTAGATAATTCTATCAATCCGTCTCATTTTTTGCCGGCAGATAGAACTGCAATCATGTACGCAGCAAGAATAACCGGATATGGCCCTGAATATGTGGTAACAAAATTTTGCCCGGCATGCAAAAAAGAGACACAATTTACATTTGATGTTTCAAAACAACAAGTCAAAGAAGAGATTCCAAAAGATGTTACTCTCAATGAAGAGACTAACCTTTTTGAATTTGAATTGCCAAAAACTGGACTTTCTGTATCAGTGAGATTACTAACAACAGAAGATGAAAGTTATTTAGCAGAACAAAATGAGAAAGCTGAAAAACTTGGCATACCAAATAGTAAAACAGTTAACATGTTCAAGTTAGCTGTGGCTTCAGTGAATGGTGTAACCGATCAAGCTGCACTTAACCAGCTTTTTGAAAACTTACCTGCCTTAGATTCAAGGAAAATTAGAGCAGTTATAAATAATATATCCCCATATCTGTCTACTATGCAGACAGTCGCTTGCGGATCCTGCGGAGAGGAAACGGAAAGCGAGGTGCCCTTTTCGTTGGGCTTCTTTTGGCCTGACGTCTGAGTATCTGGAAACAGTTACCTATAGAGAAATATTTTTTCTTCAACATCATGGTCACTTTAGCTTTTTTGAGGCTTATAACTTACCTATCGGACTTCGCACTTGGTTTGTCGAAGAGAACATCAAAGTTATAGAGGAAAGAAACGAGAAATAAACTTTACTTCTTGATATTTATTAACGTAGGAGTGTATCTATAATGGCCAATCTAACTGATGAAGAAAGAGGTATAATAGAAAAACTAAAAACGGGCAGAAGCGCGCTAAGAGAAAAAGCTAAAGAAGCTCTTGATAACATTTTCGGTCGAGATACGTTCAAGCCCCTAGGTGGTGTCACAGGCGTAGATGCAGAATATCGACTTGCACTAGAATCTCAAATAAAAATGATGCAAGGCATTGGCGAAGCCGGTAGACAGGCTGCTGACGGCGCTTCTTTGCTCGAAAACGCATCATTTGAACTTTTCACGACAATTGAAAACGGTCGCGCCGCGGCTGAGGCCTTAACTGCAGAGATGCGCTCTTTTGCTTTTATGACAAAAGAAATACAAGCGGAACTTGGCACTGCAACCATGGTGCTTAACGAGTTTGGCGTAGATATGCGAACCACTGGAGAGATATTGGACTCTGCAGCCATGGCTTTTGGAATGTCTCAAGAGAAATTAGCAAAACTTTCGACGGAATTAGCCACTGTTGTTTACAGATTTCCTGGTCAAGCAGCTGATATAGCAAGAAACTTTAAAAACGCCCAATCAAGCTTGGCATATGACTCTTCAAAGATAATGGATGTATTTAAGAAACTCCAATATACGTCTTCTGTGACTGGTGTGGAATTTAGCAAATTAACAAGTGTATTTGGCGATCAAATGGATACATTTGAATCATCCGCAACTAAAGCAGGCTCGTTGAACGCAATCTTGGGCCGTTCTGTTTTCAACTCTATTGATTTGCTAGGCAAAACAGAGGCAGAAAGAGTTGATACCATAGTAAAAGGCGTAAGATCATCAATCGGTGGTGACGTAAATAGACTAGGTAAGTTCCAACTTAAGGCAGTTGCTGAGGGTATGGGCTTGAGTGTAGAAGATACAAGAAGGCTTTTATCAGGACAAGCAACACCGGAGGGTGTATTGAAAGATAAGGGCGGCGACCCTAGAATGAAGCTTCAACAGCAAGCAAACAAAGCACTAAATGAAAATACAATGAGTTTGGAAGCACTTATAACTGAATTTAAAACTTACAGATCACCAGCTGAAAATCAAGCGCGGCTGGCTTCTGCTAGAATGAGAGAACTCATTAAATCGGAGCTGGAGGCCAAGCTTCAAAAGTTTGAAGTTGTAGCCGCACCTTTATCACTGGCGGCCGCAGCTGAAGATTTAGTGAACTTTGCCACGTTGGGTAAAGAAGCAGCAGAAATGAGTCGTCTAGACCTTGTTAACTTACGACGTGATATGAGGGATGGTATGGTACGGGAAGAAAAGAGACTTGAAGCATTTGCAAGTAGCGTGGTCACAGGCATTACATCTATTGGAACATCTATTGTAAATGGGGTTAAGGCTGCCTTTCCAAAAGGTTCAGCTACCGCCGGCGGAGGAAACACAGGTAGTACCGGTGGAACAGGCAACACTGGTGGTACTGGCGGCACTGGTGGCAACACTGGCCAAGAAACATATACCCCACCTAATAATCCTGTTGAGCCTCCAACAACAGTAGTAGACGAAATAAAGAAATTCTTCAATGGATCGGGCAAAATGACAGTGGAGGTTACCGGCCTGACAGGCACTACACTTCAGGGACTACTTAAAACAGTGCCTGCACCAACGGATTAATAGGAGAAAGACGATGTTATCATTTCATGATATAGCGAAGGGAAGCAATCATTTAGTTAAGTTTCATCACGTTGCAACAGGAACAAGGGTTGAATTTCCAGCTTTCATTACAGATTTTTCCGATAATGTAAATGTCTCATGGGGCACGGAAGTAATTTTTGGCAGAACAGATCCAGTGAAGCCATACCAAGGTACCACTAGAAGTATTAGTTTGGGGTTTGATGTTTTGGCACCAACGCTTGCCAAAGCAAAAGAGAACCTATTCAACTACAGTAAACTGGTTCAAATGATGTACCCTGTGTACAGTGAGCCACTTGCAGGAACCAATAGTAGAGGTAGAGTTATAAAATCGCCACCACTAATAAGATTAGAATTTATGAACCTTGTGAAGAACACCTCTTTGGCCAGTGATGACCCCGGGCTATTGGGGTGTATAAACGGATTCAATTTTAGTCCAAACAGAGAAACTGGATTTTTTGATATAGATGGAGAGTTATTTCCTAAGAATTTTAATATTTCATTTTCCTTTGAACCACAACATGAAACACCTATGGGATTTCAGAACAATAGGTTTATTGATCCTAATTTTCCTTACACTGCACCGCGCCCAGAAGGAGAAGAGCAGGACTCAACAGGCACAACAAACGCTGATGTGATAGAAAGCAGGCAAAACAGCATCCTGGGAGATTAATTTATGTTAGATAGAAACGAAAAAAGAGATATTTTACTAAACAATCATGAATATTATCATAAGAAATTGGAAGAGAGAGGTATTAGGTCATTTAAGCATTATTCAAAAATGAAGATATCAAACATCACACCCGAGGACATGAAAAATTTAACAATAATAGACCACATATATTCCACCGGTGATTCTTTGGCTAAGATAGCGTATAAATATTATGGAGATGTAAGGTATTGGTGGATCTTAGCTGCTTTCAATAAAAAACCAATTGACAATTTGATTAAATTGGGGGATACTATACACATCCCGATGCCCCTTGAGGAAGCATATTACCTTATAAATAGAGATGAGTGATATAAACAACAGAGCCTTCAACGAGCAAGCATATTTGTTATATTATTGGTTCTATAAACAAAAAGGAAATTTAAGAAGACTGCAAAAATCCGGAGATTTCGGTAGTAAAATCAATGGTGCAAAACTAAAAGGATCTGCAAGCGTTCATAGAGTGGTAGGGAACTACAACGCATCAAATTTTATGCCTAAGGTTCTTAAGAAAACAAAAGCAGATCTTTACAGAAACTTTTTCGATCTAGAAACAAAAAAGATATCAGCTTTGGTACCATATGTAAAGCTATATAAAGTTCTAAATAAAAAAAATACACCATTTTATTTTCCAACCGCTGCAGAAAGGACAGATATCTATTCAATGTTGCAGCCTGGAGCTTCCTTAGGTGGCGTAGGTATACAAAGTTTTTCTATGGATTTTCAAGGAAAAGACTCATTCATGAGAGATAAGAATATAGTGTGTAAACTGTCAATATTTTTAGACTCTATAGAAATACTATTTAGAGATCCTCCTACCGGCTTTGCACCGCTGGCCGAATTGATTACAATCTCAAGAAATAAATATACACCCCTGAAAGAGGGCCTATCAAAACAAGTATCTTCGGAGCAAGTAAACCGGGCTTCGTCCCACGAGATCGCGGCTGATATTGGTTACTCGATTGATGATACTTCTGACTTGTTTGATATGGAGGAGCGCCGCGCCATTAGAAATACTAACTTGTTTTTGAGAATGACACTTACAGACCACTCTATCGACGTGCGCCCTGACGGTACCGCGGTCATAAACGCTTCTTATATCGGCCGCGCATCCGGAGTATTGCAGAGTTCCACATTTAACAGTCTCTTACAATCACCGGACTTTTTATCTTTGTCTTCAATCTTATCAGATCAAAAAGAGAAAATAATCCTGCAGGTGAATTCTGAAAAAAAGAAAAAAATGCAACAAAATTTGCAGGCACTAATCAGGACAAATACATCAGCAAGGCTTAGGAACTTGTTTGCGTATTTAGATGGAGACCTGACTAAAGAAGAGGATTTGAATTCATCTAGAATACATTCACTTAGGGTTAGCTCCGGAGATGTTCAAGATTATTTTGAGTTAGTAAACAGTGCTGCGCGCTCAAGCGGCCCGGGCGGCGCCGAGTTGTCGTCGTCAGAATCTAAAAGGTCAAAGCCAGGAGAAGACGCCCCGGTAGGTTCTTCTGATTTAGACAAGAAAGCAGACGTGACAAGTGACTTGAAGAAAACAGCAGCAGTTTATCAGGGGATAACAGTTAATTATGTTTATTTAGGTGATTTTGTGGAATCCTTTTTATTCAATGCAAGGAAAAATATAGTAGACGCAATAACCCTCATAGAGGAAGATCCAGTTCTGCATAGAAACAAGAAGACTGAAAAAATAAAACTGCTAGCAGACTCTCTTATAGACCTTCAGTCTTTTAAAGTGTTATTTGGTGAGATTGCAATACCACTTTCGGAAAGGTCAACAACATCAGTTAACCTAGCAGATGTTCCGGTTAGCCTTTCACTGATTCAGAAATATTTTTTCAACAGAATCCAGCAGGAACACACCATAAAGTATACTGTGAATAATTTTTTAGATGATTTGGTGGCCAAAATATACCCAATGTTGTTGAAGGAGCACCTCTACAAAGATGCTCAAAACTTGCAAGTGAAATCAACAGTGAAAAGTATGGTAGTAACAGGTGAAAGTACACCGAAACTTGCCCACAACAACACTAATATCAATATCAAATCTTTACCTGATTTCTTAAAGAGAAGAAATTCGCTGAGAAGTTCATCAGATGATATAGATTTTTTATTCATTTACGCTGAGCCTTCTCCAGATAGTTCAGTCGGTCTAGAAGGTAAATTACCGGAAGATATTAAGAACGGCGTTTACCACATACACTTAAGCAAAGACCGCGGCCTTTTAAAGGGTATATCTTTTTCACAAGTTAATCAGAAGTACAGAAAAGAAGCACTAATGCTGGAATCTGTATCTTTATATGACGAATTGAAGATGCCATATAACGCACAAATAACTATGTTTGGAAACAATCTGTTCTTACCAGGATCAACAATATATATTAATCCATCTTCAATAGGTTTTGGAGATCCGAGAAACCGACGCTCAGCCGCGGCCCGTCTTGGCCTGGGAGGCTACTATGTAGTCACAAGTGTTTCTACAACCTACTCTGGAGGAAAACTAGAGACAAGTCTAAATGCAATATTCAATTCTTGGGCCGATTCTGATAAATCTATGACTCCAACGTCAACCATGTTTGCGGACGCTGGAATTTATGATAGGGCTATTGATAAATACGGAGGCAAGTTGTAATGTATAAAGGGGGCGAGACTAAGACTTTAAAAGAAGAATACAAAGAAAGAAGTAAATATAAACTTGGAGCTACATCTCAATATAAAAATAAGGTTATAGATACTTGGCATCGATACCCAAATTATGGCTTCTTTAATAGCAAATATGAGGTGGTTACTCCAAACGTAGGAGATAATTACGAAAACTTAGTTCAGTTTGGAGATTATGCAGACCCCTCTCAGCGCGCTTTGCCTTTTGTTGTCACTGCATTCGATGAATTGAGAGCAGTTATTTTAGAGCGAGCCCAGGCCCCAGGTTTTTCTATACCAAGTTACTTTGGAGACTTTTCTCCAAAAAAATCATATGAAAATTTTCAAACAAAGTATAATCAATATTTTCAAAGTACAGTGTCAAAGTTCGAAAAAGCATCCGCATCTGACCCGGAAAGCTTTTTACAAGAAATTGTAGTAAATGCGAATGTTTTTCCAATGACTCAGAGTGGTTTTGCGCTTTCTCGACACTGTCCCATTTCTACAACTGGCTTGGCTATTGAGCTTGCGACCTTATCTCATGACATTGATTCTATAAAAGGGGAACTTATCAATAAGGAAAATTATTCTTGTTTTGTTGAAGATGCTTATGCACTTGGCTTTTATGTGGATAAGAACAATCCGTGGAGACTGATAGCTAATATGAACTCTCAGGCTATGCAATCTAGAATAGAGCTTCACCGTCCCGGAACATCTGCAGAGAACATATTGCAGAGACTTTTCCACAGGAAAGTTCACTTTGAAGATATACAGAGTATTTACAAGCTTTTTTTGAGATTTAACTTGACAAGTGAGCAGATTTTATCTTATACTATAAAGGTAAGAATGGCAGAAATAGGCATGCCCTTGGATATGTATACAAAAATAAACGAAGAAGTGCAAAATATATTTAAAATATATTCGCCAAACTATCCCTCTGATCCGTTCAAGGGTTCTGCGTCCATATTAGCCAATTACTGTTCTGAATTTTTAAAAGAAATATACGAAAAAAAGGCGCGCATAGATTCCCACATGAGAACAAGAATAAAGGATATTTTGTGATCTTACAAACTTTGGATATAAAAGACAACTGCCGCGGCATTTTCCACAATAATGAGTTTCTTTTTGAGAACACAAAGCGCATTGCTCATGATTATGATGTGGCGTGGAAGCACTCTCCAATGCTAGAGGACGAGAACTTTCGCTATCTTTACCTTTCTTTAAAGGACGAGGATCTATCCCCTTACTGTTCCGACCCGGACCTTTTCTTGGCGTATAAGAGAAAAATGGAATCACACCGCAAAGCCGCGATTACTGCAAAGGTCAGTTTGCAAGAGCAGTGTTTTTATGACCTATTGCCTGAGCATCAACTTTTAAACTGGTTTACAATAAAGCAGCAAGCACTAGAGAATCTTAATAAAGCAATCGAAAAGCAAAGTGACTATGATATATTACACAAAATTCATGTATTAACCACCAACATTGCACAACAAAATATACATTTTGGAACAAAGATTGGAAGAGTTTTATATAATATTTTTGGATCTGCAACCGGTAGGTTAACCACTATGAAAACTTCAGTGCCAGTTCTCACTTTAAAGAAAGAACAGAGGGAACTACTAAAGCCACAGAACGATGCTTTCGTTGAGCTTGATTTAAACGCCGCAGAGATAAGAATGATGATGGCCCTTTCAGGTAGAGAACAACCTCAGGGTGATATCCATGAGTGGGTAGTGGAGAATGTGTTTGATGGTCAAATCGAACGCTCAAAAGCCAAGGTGGAGTTATTCGCTTGGCTGTATAATCCTTCGAACTCGAAAAGTCGATTCGACAAATTTTTTTCGCGGCAAATTTTTCGAGATTTTTACTTTTCTGAAGACAGGATACTGACAACCCCATTTGGCAGGAATCTAGTAGTGGAGGAGAGAAAGGCGCAGAATTACTTACTACAATCCACTACGTCAGATCAAGTGCTTGAAAATGCCTACAAGATTCAAAAAATGTTAAAGGGCAAAAAATCTACTATAGCATTTACACTCCATGATTCGATTATACTTGACATGTCCCAAGAAGATGTTATAATGTTACGAGACATAAAATCACAATTTGAAAAAACCAGATGGGGTGATTTCGCTAGTACGTGCAAAATTGGAAAAACATTTGCAAATCTAAAGGAGTTGAAACTTTGAAGACTGTCTTAGGAATCGGTAATGCAGGTTGCAATGTGGTAGAGCAGCTTTCTGAGCATTCAGTGTACGAATGTTACTATATTTCGAACGAAATAGAGAAAACGTCAAAGTTCAGGTTTGCTTTGCCCGAACTACCTGGACCGGAAGAGTATGAATCCATGGATATGAACAAAATCCATAAATGGCTTGGTAAGATTAACAGCAAGTGCACTGTTTTCTTATGTGGAGGGTCAGATTCTACAGGTATAACCCTCCGTGCCTTGGAGACCTTACATCAAAAAGGCGTAAAAATGGAAATTGTGTATTTTATACCAGAAATAGAGGTGCTTTCTGAGACCAAGGTTCTTCATGAGCGCGCCGTTAGGGGTGTTTTGCAAAATTTTGCACGTAGTGGATTATTTGAGAAAATCTGTATTGTTTCAAATATCGAACTGGAAGCGATGGCCGGTTCCACAAACGTTTTCGACTACTATAAACAAATAAATCATGTATTTACGAGTACATACTATATGATGGATGTGTTCAAAAACACAAAGCCGATTACATCAACCTTTAAAAGACCAAAAGAGTCCTGCAGAGTAACTACCATTGGGCTAGGTTCAATAGAAAATACTGAAAGATTGTTTTTCCCTCTTGAAAACGAAGTAGAGATGGTGTATTATTATGGTATAAACGAAAACAGATTACGGACAGAAGAAAACTTGTTTAGAACAATTACCAACAATGTAAAAAGCAAAATTACAGAAGAAAGAAAAGTAAGTTTTGGTATTTACCCAACACAATACGAAAATGACTATATTTACGTAGAATATTTTTCTCCAAAAATTCAACAAATAGTTGTTGACAAAGAATAACAAATAAGATATTATATAAACAGTTGGTCAGGATATTTGCTGACCTGCTATAGCCAAGAGTGTGCAAAAAAACGACAAACCAATAGGAGGTATTAATTATGGCACTTAATTTAGACGCAATGAAGGCGAAGCTAGATAAACTAAACGGAAAGGGAGAGGGGGGAAAGAAAAACTTCTGGCGTCCTGAAGATGGAGAAAGTAATATTCGTATTGTTTCGACACCAGACGGTGATCCCTTCAAGGAGCGCTTCTTTCACTATGGTATCGGGGGCCAATCATTCCTTTGTCCAAAGAGAAATTTTGGCGATGACTGCCCTGTGTGCAATTTTGCAAATAAGTTGTGGAATGAAGGAACAGAAGAAAGCAAGAAGCAAGCAAAAGAAATGTTCGCGAAGCAGCGCTTCTTTTCACCTGTTCTTGTTCGCGGCGAAGAAAGCGAGGGCATTCGAGTTTGGGGGTACGGTAAGATGGCCTATGAAAAACTTCTTACAATCGTCCTAGATCCGGATTATGGAGATATTACAGACCCAGAAACAGGAAACGATCTGAAGCTTATGTATGGCAAATTGCCAGGAGCCAGTTTCCCACGAACAGATATTCGACCTCGTCCTAGAAAGACTGTTCTATGTGATGACGCAGTTGGAGGAGAGGAAAGGTGTGCAGAACTACTAGAAACAATTCCCAACTTTGACGATATTTTTGAGAGAAAGAGTACTGAGGAGGTGCAGTCAATCCTCGACCAGTTTATGACGGGTGATACTGGTAATCAAGAAGTTGAAAAGTTTGGGAATAATACAGAGACAGACTCTGTTGAGGCCGCCTTTAGCGACCTGTTAAGTCAGTAGGTAGGTCATGGCCAAAATAACCAAACTAAAAAAGGGAGCCCTTGATATATCAGCGATCAAGGGCATCATAAATAAAAAAGCGGGTAGAGAGGTTGCCCACTCATTGACTGACAACAACCCAACAGAGGTTAATGAATGGATCCCTACTGGCTCAAAATGGCTTGATGCCATCATCTGTAAGGGCAGACACGCTGGCATCCCTGTAGGTAAAATCTCAGAGATCGCCGGTCTTCCTGGTACTGGGAAGTCGTTTTTGGCTGCCCAAATTGCCGGCAACGCTCAAAAGATGGGTATCGACGTGGTGTACTTTGATTCAGAGTCTGCTATCGACCCTTCTTTCATGGAGCGCGCCGGCTGCGACTTGGATAGGCTAATGTACGTCCAAGCAGCATCTGTTGAGTTTGTCCTAGAAACCATCGAAGAGCTACTAGCTACTGGCAACAAGTGGCTTTTCATTTGGGACTCTTTGGCGCTTACTCCGTCGATTTCTGATGTTGAAGGTGACTTCAATCCTCAGTCATCTATGGCTGTAAAGCCGAGAATCCTGGCCAAGGGAATGTCTAAGTTAACTATCCCTATCGCTGATGCGAACGCTACCTTTCTAGTTCTCAATCAGTTGAAGACTAACCTAGGAGCAAGAACACCAGCGCAGGCAATGACTGAACCATACACGACCCCAGGAGGAAAGGCCATGATCTATGCCTATTCTCTTCGTGTATGGCTCACTGCAAGAAAAGCCAAAGCTAGTTTCATCGTTGATGACAATGGTTTCCGCATTGGATCTGAAGTGAAGGTAAAGCTGGAAAAGTCTCGTTTTGGGACTCACGGCCGAACCTGTAACTTCAAGATCCTGTGGGGTGATGATGCCGTTGGTGTCCAAGATGAAGAAAGCTGGTTCGATGCAATCCAAATCTCTGAAAGACTTGAGCAGTCTGGTGCATGGTTTACGCTAATCCACAATGATGGATCTAAGGAAAAGTTCCAGCGCAAGCAATGGGTTACTAAACTTGAGAGTGAAAAATTCAGAGAAAGTGTCTTGACTATTATTGAAGAAGATGTTATTATGAAGTTCAAGAATAGAGAAGGCAAAGCAGACGACTTCTATGACGCGGACGATGTTCCGCCGACAGAATAGTCACTTCACAGCCCGGCTCTATGCCGGGCTTTTTTTTAACCTAAGGAGGAAATAATATGTTTGAAGGAATACTAAGTGATTCTGAATTTATCTATACCGCTGTCGGTATGTTAATTATCGGCCTAGCCCTACATAAATGGAAGAGAAAATAAAATGAAAAGAATGATGATAGTAGACGCGTACAACCAGTTTATCCGCGGATATATAGTAGACCCTAGTAAAAACCCAAACGGGTCTCCAATCGGTGGTATTCGCACTTTTATCAACATCTTTAACAAGCTAACAAGAGAGGTCAAGCCAGACCTCCTTGTTCTTGTGTGGGATGGCAAAGGTGGTAGCAAGAAACGTAGAGCTATGAACAAGTCTTACAAGGGCGGCCGCAAGCCACCTAGGACCAACTGGTCACAGGTTGGAATGGCCGATGAAGACGTTATGGATAACAAAGTCTGGCAGCAGATGAGGGTGATTGAATACTTCAATCAAACTCCGGTTATTCAGTTCATGGAACCACTTGTAGAAGCTGATGACGTTATTTCTTACGTCAAGAATAATCCTATGTTTTCAGAGTGGCAGAAAGTTATTGTATCCGCGGATAAAGATTTTATCCAACTTCTTGACGACAAGACTATTTTGCATAGACCTATTCAGAAAGAGTACCTCAACAAGAACAGTGTGGTGGAGAAGTTTGGCATCCATCCGCTTAACTTTGCATTAGCAAGGGCCATCGTAGGAGATTCTTCAGATAACCTGCCAGGTGTACCCCGCGTGGGTATGGAGACCGTCGCAAAAAGATTTTCTTTTCTGAAAGAGGAAACTACGTACTACTTATCTGATGTTATCACTGAATGTGAAAAGTCCGAGAACAAACAGAAAGTATACACAAATATTTTAGACAATGAGGAGTTAATAGAAAACAATTATGATATTATGCAGTTATCTTCGCCCATGCTATCTATTCAAGCCAAACAAGGGATTGACGATACGTTTGAGCAATATAAGCCCCACTACAATCAAACGGAAATAAGAAAACTAATGCTCCAAGACGGAGTTTTGACTGTGACTACCACGGATTTGGAACAAAGATTTAACAATATTATCACTTCCTTTTCTGGATGATTTGTGATATAGTCATATAAATATAAAAGGAAGATTAATGGAGCAAGAAAAGAAAAGCTTCTCCAAATTTGGAAAGTCATTTCAGGAAGACATGTGTCATCTTGTCTTGAATGACAGAACGTTTGCAGATCAGATGTTTGAAGTCTTAGATCTAAATTTTTTGGAGCTAAAGCATTTGCGGGTCTTTGTGAGAAAGATCAAGGAGTACAGAGAAAAGTATGGAGTCCATCCCACATCTAACATTATGTTGTCCATCATACGAACGGGTTTGGAAGGAGAAGCCGAGTCGGTCAAGACAAGAATCAGAGATTACTATGCTAGAGTATTGGCCAACGGTGAGCTTCCGGACGGTGCTGACTTCATTAAAGACACTGCTCTTGACTTCTGTAAAAAGCAAAAACTCAAAGAAGCTCTAATTAAATCTGTCGAGCTAATAAAATCTTCCTCATTCGACGAAGTGTCTAAAGTGATCGACAACGCACTAAAACTAGGATCAGACAATACTTTAGGATACGATTATCTTGCAGACTTCGAAGCGCGCTTTATTAAAAAATCTCGTGACCCAATTACAACAGGTTGGCCAGACATTGATGACATTTCTAAGGGAGGTCTTGGGAAAGGGGAGCTTGGTGTTGTTGTTGCTCCTACTGGTGCTGGCAAATCAATGGTACTTGTACATCTCGGGTCAGCGGCACTCAAGGCCGGGAAAAATGTACTACACTACACATTGGAACTTGCTGATACTGTTGTTGGTGGTCGCTATGATGCTGCCATTACTGGTGTGGAACTTAAAAATTTAACAGTTTTTAAAGAGAAAATCTATGATGAAATTAGAGATATTGAAGGTAAATTAATTATCAAGGAGTACCCCACAAGAAGCGCTAGTATCCAAACAATTAAAAATCACATAGATAAGCTAAAAAGGCGTAATTTCGTCCCGGATATGATCATTGTGGACTACGGAGACCTAATTCGACCAGAAAATAGCAGAAAAGATGAGAAAAGGCACCAACTCGAAACTATTTACGAAGAGCTTAGAGGAATAGCTCAAATTTGTGAATGTCCACTCTGGACTGCGTCACAAACTAACAGATCTGGGTTGAACGCAGAAGTGATCACAATGGAGTCAATCTCCGAGGCGTTCAACAAATGTTTTGTAGCAGATTTCATCTTCACGGTTTCTAGAACCGTGGAGGATAAAAACACAAACCAGGGTCGTATCTTTGTTGCAAAGAACCGTAACGGCCCAGATGGATTGGTGTATCCACTATTCATGGACACGAGCAATGTAAAGATTAAAGTCTTGCCCAAGACAGGCGAGACAGCAAATGATATTATCCAAAAATCTTCTGCTGAAAGGCTAGCTAACCTGAAGGAGAAGTATAAGGTTTTCAAAAAAGACAAGAAAGAAGGAGGAAAAAATTAATGGAACTATCAAATCAAATTTTATCAGAAATTACGGTGCATATGAAATACGCTAGGTATTTGGAAAAGCACAAAAGAAGAGAAACGTGGGAGGAACTTGTAACTAGAAATATGAACATGCATATTAAGAAGTTTCCAGAACTAGAGCTTCAAATTAGAAAAGCTTATAAAATGGTTTTTGATAAAAAGGTATTGCCATCAATGCGATCAATGCAATTTGGTGGTAAGCCAATTGAGGTAGCTCCAAATAGAATTTTTAATTGCGCATTCATGCCGGCAGACGATTGGCGTTGCTTTGGGGAAGCTATGTTTCTTTTATTGGGAGGAACAGGAGTAGGTTATTCAGTTCAAAAACATCACGTCGAGAAGCTACCAGAGATCACTCGACCAAACATGAAACGCACAAGACGATTTCTTGTTAATGACTCTATTGAGGGTTGGGCTGACGCGGTAAAGGCTCTAATTAACTCTTATTTCAGAGGAGGATCTAGATTAAAGTTTGATTATTCAGACATTCGCCCGAAGGGTGCTGCTCTCATTACTTCTGGAGGCAAGGCCCCAGGACCTCAACCCCTGCGTGAGTGCCTGGTAAAGTTAGAAGGAATGCTTTCACAGAAGGAAAATGGAGATAAGCTAAAGCCAATCGAAGTACACGATATGATTTGTCATATAGCAGACGCTGTGCTGGCAGGTGGTATTCGTCGGGCTGCTCTCATTTCTTTGTTCTCGGCAGATGACGAGGACATGATTGCCGCAAAGACAGGTAACTGGTGGGAAACCAATCCACAACGAGGACGAGCAAACAATTCTGTTGTTTTACTTCGACACAAGATTGATAAAGAGTATTTTATGAATCTTTGGGACAGAGTAAAAGCATCAGGAGCAGGCGAACCCGGCTTTTATTTTTCAAATGATAAAGACTGGGGTACTAACCCTTGTTGTGAGATTGGTTTACGACCATATCAGTTTTGTAACTTGACCGAGGTGAACGTATCAAACGTGGATTCTCAAGAAGATCTCAACAATAGGGTGAAGGCGGCAACATTTATTGGTACACTGCAAGCGTCATACACTGATTTTCATTATTTGCGAGATGTTTGGAGAAGAACAACAGAGAAAGATGCACTCATTGGGGTATCAATGACAGGAGTTGCATCGGGCGCCGTACTAGAATTAAACATGAAAGAAGCCGCCGCAACTGTAAAGACCGAAAATGCAAGAGTAGCAGAACTTCTGGGTATTAATCCTGCCGCTAGAACAACTTGTGTCAAGCCTGCCGGGACCACCTCTTTGACTCTTGGTACCAGTTCCGGCATACACGCTTGGCATAACGATTATTATATCCGCCGCGTCCGGGTTGGTAAGAACGAGCCGATCTATACTTACTTGGTTAAAAACCATCCAGAACTGATTGAGGACGAATACTTTAGTCCACATACGACTGCTGTTATCTCCATTCCGCAAAAGGCCCCAGAAGGGTCTATTTTGAGGACAGAATCAGCACTGCAGCTTCTCAAGAGAGTCAAGCACGTAACAGATGAGTGGGTCAAACCAGGTTTTCGCAAAGGCCAAAACACCCACAACATTTCGGCAACCATTTCAATAAAAGATGCAGAATGGGTCGACGTTGGTGAGTGGATGTGGGAAAATAGAAGTAGTTATAATGGTTTGTCGGTGCTTCCATTTTCAGATCATACTTACAAGCAGGCTCCTTTTGAGGACTGTTCGAAAGAAACATATGAGGCCCTTCTAGGATCCTTGACATCTATAGATCTTACTAAGGTCACAGAAGAAGAAGATAACACAGATCTTAAAGGTGAAGTTGCTTGCGCTGGAGGCGCATGCGAAGTGAAATTTGTATGAGTTATTCCGACAAAGTAATAGACCACTTTGAGAATCCGCGAAATGTGGGCTCTCTGGACAAAGAAGATAACCAAGTAGGTACTGCAATTGTTGGAGCCCCCGCATGCGGGGACGTAATGAAATTACAAATAAAAGTTAATGACCAAGGCGTTATCGAAGATGCAAAGTTCAAAACATACGGTTGTGGTTCGGCCATAGCTTCTTCTTCTTTGGTAACAGAATGGATCAAAGGTAAAACGCTGAGTGAAGCGGAAGAGATAAAAAATGTAGAAATTGCAGACTTTCTCTGTCTTCCGCCCGTGAAAATACATTGCTCTGTCTTGGCAGAGGATGCAATTAAGTCTGCCATTGAGGATTATAAAAAGAAAAATGATAACACTAACTAAATTTGCTGCAAAAAAAGTAATAACGCTTCTTGCAGATAAAAAAGAGGCTGGAATAAGGGCCGCCGTTCAGGGAGGCGGCTGTTCTGGTTTTACATATAGTTTGAAGTTTGATAACCAAGCCACCGGTGATCATATTTTAGAAAGCCATGGCGTAAAAATCTTTGTTGATTCAAAAAGTTACCTATACCTTATGGGCACAGAAATCGACTTTGTAGATGAACTTAATCAGTCTGGATTTAAATTTATAAATCCTAATGCAAAAAGAACTTGCGGCTGTGGTGAAAGTTTTTCTATTTAAAACTCTTGACAAACCTGTTAAAATATACTATTATTGTAATACAACTCAACAAGAAAGGATAAAATATGAGTTCTAACGACGATAAATTGCTAACCAAAGAGGAACACCTCGCAAATTACATTAAAACATTTGTAGCCATTGAGGACGCAATGGAGCCATTCAAGGAGCAGCGTAAGGATTTGCGTGAATCCTATAATGAGAATGGGTGGCTTTCAAAAGAAGAGATGAGATTGGCTGTAAAGGCTTACCGATTATATAAATCGGAAACTGATATGGAAATCTTAACAGACTACGTAAACAAGTGTCAGCGTTCTGTTGGGAGGATCAATGGTCTCTAAAGTGGAAATGTTAAAACCAGTTAACAGGCATTTACTAATTGTGCCACACGCTCAAAAGAACGAGACTAGTTCAGGCGTTTTGTTACCAGAAGATTATAACCCAGAGCAGGATCAATACATTGAGGCATCAGTGATTGATATTGCCGCAGACTGCGACAAGCAGTTTCGCCATCTTCGATATGGCAATATTGATAACAACAGGATTGTTGTAGATAGATCAATGATCCAAGAGGTAACCCTAAAAGACAAGACTCATTATATGATTTTAGAAAATTATGTAGTAGGGGTTTACAGGAGGCCAAATGAGAGTTGATCTCTTTGGTGATGGTGTCGGTGCGGTTGAGTACATTTCACATATGGGTACGGATCTGTCAGTTGTTAATGCGGCAAGAGTCTCATTCGGAGCGGAAAAGGAAAAAGTAGATGAAAAAGATATTAAACTTATTAACTATCTCATGGCCCACAATCACTCATCGCCATTTGAACATTGTACTCTCACGTTTCGTTTTACCGTTCCTTTGTTTATTAGGAGCCAGCATCACCGGCATCGCACTTGGGCTTACAATGAGATATCTCGCAGGTATACTTCTGTAAATATTGAGTTTTATGAGCCTGATATGTTTAGAAAGCAGCATAAGTCAAACAGACAGGCAAGTACAGATGATTTGATTGATCCGCTTTTGGAATCAAGCAGGTTCGAAACTCCGACTGTGGCCTTGGCATCAGATCAGGTAAAGAGTCACCATAAAGAATGCGTAAGACTGTTTGAGGGTCTTTTAGACGCTGGTATATGTAGGGAGCAGGCAAGAGGGGTTCTACCACAGAACCTCTACACTCAATACTATGGCACTGTTAATTTACACAACTTGTTAAAATTTGTATCTCTTCGTGTGCACGAAGGAGCACAATGGGAAATACAACAAGTTGCAAAAGCCTGTCTTAAAATCGCAAGACAACATTTCCCACGTTCTGTGGAATCCTATATGAAACACAAAATGGAGCCCTGATGAAAAAACTAGCACTTCTAATCTTTTTAATTTCATGCTCAGACAGTAGCGTTACTGGTAGTATACCCGACGCTGAGCGAACAAGAAGCCTCACACCAGATGCGAGAGTAAGTGATATTCAAGTGGTTCAGATCCCAGATATAACTGTCGATGCTTGGGTCGACCCGTGCGCAGATTTACCGAATACTCACCCTAGATTCTGTGACTGTAACCCAAATTGCTGCCAGCAACAAACTTGGTACTGCCCACCAAGAGGTGTAGAAATTCAAGCAAAATACGCTATTTTAGATATTTGTGATGAGAATCTGGAGCCGTGTGATAGAAATAGGGACCCCAACTGCCCACCTGCAGAGATCATCGAAGAAACCGGATGTCAGCATGCGTTTGACTGTCCTCCTGGCATTAATGAAGATTTCACTATTACATATGATTGTGAAATAAACGGAACGGTCGGAACACAGCAGGTTAGATGTGATAAGGGTCGTTTGCACTATGGTGAGTGTGTGACTTGTTTTGAAGAGGAGGAGGTGTGTGACGGCAACGACAACGACTGCGACGGAAACGTTGATGAAAATCAGCTTAACGCATGCGGAGGTTGCGGCCAAGTCCCAGAAGATATTTGTGATGGTTTAGATAATGACTGCGATGGAACAATAGATGAAGACCTGTTAAGGGAGTGTACAACGATTTGTAATTCAGGCCTAGAGGTTTGTGGCAATGGCGACTGGATCGGCTGCACTGCACAACGACCGATGGATGAGGAGTGCGATGGCCAAGACAACGACTGTGACGCTCTCGTTGACGAGGGTTTAAACTGTCAGTGCCCACCAGAGTCTGTTGGGGCATTGGTACCTTGTACCGAGCCTCCACTTACTTGTGGCATGGGTTTCAAGACTTGTGAGTGCGTAAATGAAGAATGCCAGGTTACTCAGATGACAGAGTGTTTTGCTCTATGCCATTGGGTCCCAGAATTAGAGGAACAGGGCACCCCATGCGATCAATTCGTCGGCATTCCAACAAACCCGGAACTGTGTAATAATTTTGATGAAGACTGTGATTCCCTAACGGACGAGCAGCTTACCAGGGAGTGTTACACCGGGCCAGAAAACACACTTAATGTGGGCACTTGTTCCCCAGGGGTTCAAGCGTGTAACGCTGGTCAGTGGTATGGGCAAAACGCTCAAGGCCGCCAAGTTGTTGACTTGTGTGGCCAAGAGGTGGTACCCAGCCAGGAGATCTGCGACGGGGCAGATAATGACTGCGATGGCATAGTTGACTTTGGGGAAGAGATACCAGAAACAGATATCCTGTTCTTGGTAGATTGGTCCGGGTCCATGGAAAACTACATCAATGCGGTTCGCATGGCTATGAACAGATTCGCCCAAGATTTCGAAGCAGAAGATAAACTTAAGTGGGGCCTTATTGTTGGACCAAAGGCGGCCCCGGGCCCCGGGGGCACACAGGAGATGCTCATACTGCAGTCTGATATTGCAGACTTTCAAGATTTCCTAACTTCTTTTGCAAATGTTGGGCAATTTGACAATCAAACAGGAAACGAACAATTCAAAGATGCGATTATCTTAGCACTGCAAAATATCTCAGGCGATGTACAATATAATATTGCTAATGCAACCTGGGCTAATAGGATGGGCTCGTTTCCAGAATTGAAATTTTTCAAGGTAAACTGGAGACCGAATGCAGATAGGATCATAATACTATTTAGTGACGAATTTGCGCAATCTTTTCTAGTACCACGGGTCAATACGGATGTTGTTTGGGACGCCCTCGAAGCAACTCCAAATTTAAAGTTCTATGCATTTGCAGAGAGAAATTCTAGGGTTTGGGACAACTATGCTGATGCTGGTAATGGTTCAGTGTTTCAGTTATCAAGAAATCAACAGCAAATGTATGATGATCTCATGTCTATTTTGGATGAAATTTGCTTATCATCTTCAGATCAAGGAGCGTTTCGTAGAACACCGTCTGGATTTTTTCAAGCATCACTTGGTGTGAGATATAATCACAAACTAGGAATATGCTACTGAAGAGTTTCGTCATAGGCTCTTCTGTAGAGTCAGCTTACTATGCCCTGGTAAATGATTTTTTTTTCATACCTACTCGGAAGATGCCACCAATGTTTTATAAGAAATTGGAAGTGCCTCTTATGGGGCTTCATGATGAGAAAAAAGCTTGGAGCAAGATAAATTTAATGCTAGGGTTACTCTCAAAAAGGCTAGTTTTTAGTGATAATTTCAGCATCAGGGTTTCTGATGACATCTTGCGTATTATAACAGGAAATACGATATTTAAATATGAGTTTGACGAGCTTGTGATATTTGATCCGACCGGGGTACAGACAGAAAACGATGTAGTAAGTGCAAAAGAGGAAACTTACGTAGTTTTAGATGATTTCGAGCTGTCAAATTTGGGCCCAAAAAAGCACGAATTGCCGCCGAAGAGAACCGCAGGGCCTATAGCAAAAGATCTTCACTTCTATTCATCAGATAGAGTTGACGGATCTAACTATATAACAGATTGTGTAGTGGAGTCGGAATTGACCAAGGAGCAATTAAATTCTTTTGATTACTCTGATTCTATGGTTAGATTTATTGTAGAAAGACATTTGACTTCTGTGGGTATACATGGTAATCTCATGGGGCACTATGATTCTGGAAAGCCAAAATATAGAAAGCCCAAAGTAACACATGTCAAAAGGATGGTATTTCCTGTGGACAACAATGACTATAAAGATAGTGAAAAAGTCAAATTCGTCAGATTAAATTTGGGGGAGATAATTGAAAAGTGCACCAAAGGGTAGAAACCTAGTAGGCATAATACCTCTAACTGGTTGGAACAATTCTTTTGACTTACCTTGGCCTGATTATCTTCACCCTATTAGACAGGGTATGTTAGCTGTAGAGAGATCGGTTTATGAGTGTGCATATGCCGGCTGTGATTCTATATGGGTTGTTTGTGGTCACGACATAGCACCAATAGTTAAAAAAAGGCTTGGTGATTATGTGATGTCACCAAGATACTTTGAAGAGAAAGAGTTTGTAAAAAATAAAGATTATCATGAAAAATGGATCCCCATCTTTTATACACCGATGTCACAAAAAGACGTGGATAGGAGAGATAGCTTAGGTTGGTCAGCTTTGCATGGAGCACTGATGGCCTTTCAGATATCAGATAAGATGAGTCAATGGGTATTGCCAACAAAATATTTTGTTTCTTTTCCATATGGGCTATATGATACATCACTGGTAAGGTCCAGTAGAGATGCAATCCGGGGGCCTGATTCATTCTTTTTTTCGTATAAGGGAAAAACAGCACGAGATGGCTTATATTTAGGCTTTACATTTTTTCCGGAAGATTGGCCAAAATTCAAACACCACGTTAAGAATCAATGCACCGGCGGAAGTAGGGACATACCTTTTCAAGAAAGATGGTCAAGTCGTCACTTTACTCTTGACAAAATATTTAATGTTGATATAATATCAATAGATAAGAAGATTGAGGTACCGGATTATTACAGCCTAGACACTTGGGAAAACTTACAAGAGTATTATTCTTCAGACATGAAGATCCCAAGACCCACAAGAAAATTTATGAAACCATACTATCACAGGAGGATTATTGAAAGTGAAGAATATTGAAGAAACATACAACTTGATGCCGGCACTAATAAAAGCCCACGCAGGTATGCCAGATAGCTATATTAACTTGACAACAGACCAGAAAAGGTTTATAATAGAGATGTTCGATATTGATAGGGAAGCAGTAAAAGCAACCCTTATGGAAACTCTAGAAGAAATGAAAGGTTTAATTGATGAACTCTAGAACTGAAAGTTCAATCCCATTCGTTGGACTCCATGCGCATTCTGTCGCCGGCTCACCATTCGATGCACTCGGATACCCCCCAGAGCATATGGATTTTGCATATGAAAATGGTATGGACGCGCTGGCTCTTACTGATCACGGTAATATGAACGGCCTCGCATGGCAGGTTCTCCACGCCAAGAAGATGAAAAAAGCTGGCAAGGAGTTCAAGCCTATCTTTGGCTGTGAAGCGTACTTCATTCCTTCCGTTGCGAAATGGAAGGAAGAGTATGAAGAAATTAAGAACGCTTCCAAGAAAAAGTCAGACTATGAGGCAGACAACTCTGGCACTACCGTAGAGGACGAAGGTGCTTCCAAGAAGAAGATTAAGTCTGTTCTCAACCGTCGACGCCATCTTATTTTGCTGGCTATGAACCAGACTGGTCTACAGAACATTTTCAAGATGATCTCTCGCTCTTACAGTGGCGACAACTTTTATCGTTATCCTCGCGTTGACTATGCCCTCCTCAAGAAACACAACGAAGGCGTCATTGCTGCTTCGGCTTGTCTCGGTGGCGTTTATGCTGGCAACTACTGGGAGAACCGAGACATCGGCCCGGATGCCATACTCGGAGCAATGCGCCAGACTACACAAAAGATGCAGAACATCTTCGGTGACCGATGGTATGGTGAACTACAGTGGAATAATGTACCAGAGCAACATGAACTTAACCGTTACATCATTCAAATGCACCAAGAGTTTGGCATTGACCTTATTTCCACAGCGGATTCTCACTACTATAATGCAGATGTGTGGAAAGACCGAGAACTTTACAAGCGATTAGGTTGGCTTGGTAAGGGTAAACCAGACTACTTATCTGACGAGCTTCCTGTATCAGTTGAAGAGATCGGTTACGAGCTTTACCCAAAGAATGGTGACCAGATGTTCGAATCATACAAGAAGTATTCAGAAGAATGTGGAGCAAAGTATGATGATGAATTGGTACTTAACTCGATCAAGAGGACACACCAGATTGCGCACGAGAGGATTGAAAACTTCCTACCAGACAACACAGTTCGTTTGCCCGACTTTGTGGTCCCGGAGGGCTCAACTGCAGGCCAGACCTTGGCTGCCCTTTGTGTGGAAGGTTTACGGTCCCTCGGGCTCGCTAACAAACAAGATTATGTTGATAGGCTTAAACACGAGGTCAATGTTATCGAAGATCGAGGGTTCTCGAAATATTTTCTAACAATGAAAGCGATTGCTGATGTTGCAGTTACTAGGCAGCTTGTTGGTGCTGGTCGTGGTTCTGCTGCTGGCTCACTTGTTGCATATGTTCTAAACATTACCCAGGTCGACCCAATCAAGTATGGGCTTCAGTTTGAAAGGTTCTTGACCAAGGGCGGCTCGGGCTACCCAGATATTGATTATGATGTCTCCGATCCAATGGTTCTCAAAGAAGAGCTTATTGATGAGTGGGGTGATGATTCTGTAGTGCCAATTACAAATTGGAACACGCTGCAGCTTCGCTCCCTCATCAAGGACATCTCTAAGTTCTATGGTATTGAATTTACTGAGGTCAACAACGTGACTAGTAAGATGGTCTATGAGGCTACGCCGCTTGCAAAGAAGAAGCATGGGATCACAGCGGGTGTGTATACGCCGACCTTTGAAGAGTTGATGGAGTTCTCAGAATCTTTGCAGAGTTTCTTGCAGAAGTACCCGCACATCAAGACTCACATTGAGAAACTATATGGTCAGACACGTTCTGCCTCTCGACACGCAGGTGGTGTTGTTGTGGGTGAGAACCTGGATCAGTGGATGCCTCTAATCAACTCAGGAGGAGTTAGACAAACACCCTGGTCGGAGGGCCAGAACGTGCGTCATCTTGAGCCGATGGGTTTCATCAAGTTTGATATCTTGGGCCTTGCTTCACTGCGAATGCTTGAAGGTGCTATAGAACGCATTCTCCGCCGCCACCACGGAATGACCAATCCAACATTCGCAGACATCAAAGAATACTACGATAAAAACTTGCACCCAGAGGTTATCGACCTAGAGGACAAGGATGTCTGGCAAAACATTTTCCACAAAGGCAAGTGGGCAGGCATTTTCCAGTTCACAGAAACTGGAGCACAGTCATTCTGCAAGAACGCAAGGCCTGACAACATCATTGACTTGGCTGCTATTACTTCTATCTATCGCCCAGGTCCACTGTCTGCAAATGTAGATAAGAAATACATCGGCGCAAAGGAAAATCCAGAAGACATTGAGTACGTCAACAAGGTTGTTCGAGAAGTGACGGAAGAAACTTACGGCTTCCTTATTTTTCAAGAGCAGATCGCAATGCTAGCCCACAAGCTGGGCAAGGATCTGACATTGGACGAAGGTAACAAGCTCAGAAAACTACTTACTAAGAAGGGTACTGGTGCCGCTTCAGCAGAGAAAGACAAGATCTTCGACAAGTTCCGCAGGGGTTGTGTCGAGAAAGGAATGAGAGACTATGAAGCAAGAGAACTTTGGGAAACTTTTGAATACTTTTCAGGATATGGCTTTAACAAGTCACATGCTGTATCCTACTGTGTACTATCCTATCAATGTGCTTATCTTCTTAACTACTATCCGGCCGAGTGGCTAGCAGCCTTCCTTGATAAGGAGCCGGAGACTAGAAAAGAAAGAGCAATCGCAACAGCGAAGTCGCTAGGTTATAACGTAGAGCCTCTCAATGTAAACACATCAGGTGTGAACTGGGAGATAAGTCAAGATGGAAAGACTCTAATTCAACCGCTGTCATCCATCAAGGGTTTAGGTATCAAAGCTATTGAGCAAATCATTGAACACAGACCTTTCAACACTATCGAGGAGTTTTTGTTCCACGAGAAGATCGTGTACTCTAAACTAAACAAAAAGTCAATTCACGCCCTGACCTTATCACAAGCAATGAATGAGCTTATCGACGATAGGTTCACCGGACTTGCCCACTTCTATGCGGCCGTAGCAGAAGACAGGCCAAGAAAAGAGAAGAACTTGCACGATAACATTGAGAAGTATGCACCCGAAGGTGACTTTACCGAGGAAGAGAAGCTTGAGTACTTGGTGAATCTTACAGGTGTGTTCCCAATCAATGCGGTTGTGACGTCCCGGGTTAGGCAGAAATTGGATGAATTATATGTCCCCCCAATTTCAGAATTTGACCCGGACCTCGGTGTTACTTGGTTCATACCTCGCGAGTGTAAACTCAAGAAGTCAAAGAACGGCAAGAATTTTTATGTTGTTAAGGTAATAGATGACAACAACGAGACCACGGTAATCAGGTGTTGGGGTGTCGATCCGGAGAAAGATATTATACAAATTAACAGACCTTACATGGCCAGGCTAAACTATAACCAACAGTGGGGATTTTCCACTTTTAGTATGAGAAAGATGTTTAAACTATTAGCATAAAGGAGTAAATTATGGCATCATTAGATAACAGTAGAGTAAGAGTATTTCGCACCAGGCCCGAAGCGAAACTACCAGTTAGGGCACACAGAACAGACGCAGGTATGGATTTTTTCTTTTGTCCAGTTGAAGGTGCAGCAGTCAGGATCGAACCCGGACAAAGCGTTCTTTTGGAGACCGGTATCAAGATGCAAGTACCATCATCTTGTATGCTGCAAATTATGAACAAATCAGGTGTGGCAAGCAAGAGGCACCTAATCACGGGAGCTTGTGTTGTTGATGAAGGTTACACAGGAGAAATCTTTGTAAATCTTCACAATATTGGCAAAGACACGGAATATATCGAACCCGGACAGAAAGTCGCACAGGGAGTATTTGTCAATATTGAGAAGCCGCAGTTATGGGAGGTACAAGAAGACGATATCTATGACAAAGAGACTACCAGAGGCTCGGGCGCTCTTGGCTCAACAGGGGACGTTTGATGGGCAGCTTCTCTAGAAGATTAAAACGAAAGCAATTTCTGACCGCTAGAAAGCAGTTCATGAAAGATTTCAAAAAGTCTATGTCTAAGTTCAAGAAACAAGTTTTTTGCGCAAAATGTGGTAGACTGCCTAGTGATAAGGAAAAAATAGATAACTGGCATATTGATAAATATTCAGAAAAAATTGATTTAATATGTACAGACTGTTATACTGAAGAAGAAAGTGAGGACATTAGTGAATCTATTGCAAAAGACATTATCGTTTGACGACGTTCTATTGATACCACAAAAATCTGATATTAAATCAAGAAAAGAAGTGGATCTAACGTCTGAAATAAGGGAAAAAAAGTTTAAGTTGCCGATTATATCTTCACCGATGGATACGGTGACAGGACCGACTATGGCTACAGCCATGGCTGAACATGGTGGCTTTGGAATACTACATAGGTATAACTCTATTGAGCAGCAAGTAGGCTTGGTAAAACAAGTAAAAGCAGACTGTACAGCTGCAGCAATCGGAGTAACGGGAGATTTTCTTGAAAGAAGCCATGCCTTGGTAGAGTCAGGAGTTTTCTTGTTGTGTATTGATGTTGCCCACGGGCACCATCTTAATGTAAAAAATGCTATTGAATCTCTCAAAAATAAGTTTGGAGATGATATAAGTATCATGGCTGGGAATGTCGCAACAGCAGAGGCATTCTCTGATTTGGAGGATTGGGGTGCAGATATCATTCGCGTTGGTGTGGGTGGCGGTTCTATTTGTAGCACTCGTATTCGGACCGGTCACGGGATCCCTACTCTACATTCTGTATTGCTTGCTGCGCGCAGCGCTAAGAGAGCTGCAGTTGTGGCGGATGGGGGAATAAAGTCAGCCGGAGACGCAGTTAAATGTTTTGCTGTGGGCGCAGACTTTGTTATGTTAGGATCTATACTTGCAGGCACAGATGAATCACCAGGGCAAATACTTCAGAATAATGAAGGTGGCAAGTACAAAGTATACAGAGGTATGGCCTCGGTAGAAGCACAGGTAGAGTGGAGGGGAAAGGCAAGTTCACTGGAGGGTATTTCAACTACCATACCGTATAAAGGTCCAGTTAGCAGTGTTTTAAATTCACTAGGGAAAAATATTAGATCTGGACTGTCTTATTCTGGTGCCAGATCTTTAAAAGATTTTGCTAATAAAGCACAGATGGTCAGGCAAACTCAAGCTGGGATGAGAGAAAGTTATACCCACATTTTATCAAAATGAAGGGGCACACTCCAAGTAAAGTGGTGCGCTTTATTTTCACAGCGTATGAGAAAGTGTCAGCTGATTTGAAATTGAGATTAAGGAACGATAACCTTACTCAAACTAGCTTCTTTGCGGGTATCGTAAAGTTGTACCTAGAGAACGACCCGGACATGGTAAAAGTTATTTATAAGGTAAAAGATAATGCCAGAGTTATGGGCAAAAGAAAACTAAACAGAGCCAAAAAAGAAATAGAGGATGGGTTTGATATTATGGAACAGCTTGGTATCACCGATTCTGATAAAAAAAATATATTTGATATGATTGAAATGGATTTAGGAGAATATGAGTGATGAAACATGTAGCTGCTGCGGCGGCAAAAAAGAAAGATGCTGGATTGATTACCCAGAAGATAACAACTGTATATATAATTCAATAAATAAAAACGGTGCCATGACACTAGACGAAATTGCAAAAAGATTAGGAATCTCTCTTGTCAGAGTTTCTCAAATTGAAAAAGAAGCAATTAAGAAACTTTACAAGAGAATAAAATTTGACCTTTCTATATAAAAAAGACTATTTATAGATGTATTATTACATTAATCACTACTTTCAAAAGGAGAATATACAATGAGTGATAACAAACTATTAGCAGAAAACACGGTACGCCGATTCATGAAATTGGCAAACGTAGACACGATGACAGACAATTTCGTAACAGAGATGTACGGAAAGAAGCCCAAGGATCCAAAAGAACTTGAAGAGGTGGATACTGATGAAGAGATCAACGAAGAAGAAGAGGTAGAACTTGAAGAGAATCTAGAAGATCTTGAAGAGCAAGAAGAGGAAGAAATGGAACTCGACACAGAGTTGGACGCAGACATGGACGCAGACATGGGCGCAGACATGGACGCAGACATGGGCGAAGAACCAGAGATGGGCGCTGCAGACATGAGCCTCACCGAAGAGGAAGCGCAGCTTCTTATTTCACTTGGTGAAAGGTTGGCCGCGGCTATGGACGAAGGCGCCGGTGATGAAGACGCTCCTGTGGAAGATGCACCAGCAATGGATGATATGGAAGACCTTGGTGATGCTGAAGAGGGAGAAGAGGAGCCTCCAGGCATGGGTGGCGCCGGCCGATACGAAGAAAATATTGATCAGGAAGAGTTGGTCAATGAAGTTCTCAAGAGAGTCACCAAAAGACTTGTTGCCGCAAAGCTCAAGAATAGAAAGTAAGATAAAATAATACGTTATCACCTATCTAAAGCCCCACTTCCATAAGGTCGATGGGGCTTTTTGCTTGCTTTCCAACAAGAAAGGTGCTATTATAGTAGCATGAATGAAATACAGATTTATTCAGTAATAATGTTCTTTGCAGGGGTTGGTTTAACTCATGCGGCTTTTTATTACGACAGACTCAAAAAGAAAAAGAATTTTTATCTCTTTTTGTCCTCTATGATTTTACAAATATTAGAAAATGTACATTTGATTCATCAAGCGTCCATAGAATTTGTAAAAGACAAATCAAAAACTATAGACGAATCTGAAACAGAAGAATATTTAGAGAAAGAGAGCTTAAAGCTTTCCGTGCTCATGGAGATGTATGTTTTATTATTCGTAAAGTCTGTACCGAGAGAGGGCAGAAAATATATAAGCTACAAGTCATGGCCAGAGGCGCAAGCTCTTTTGAAAGAACTGCGAGGGTTTATGAAAAATGAGCAGAGTAAAAGGTGAGCATTGGAAAGTTAATGAAAAAACAGTAAGGATACAGATCAGAACTGATAAAGAGCAACACAAGCTAGAAGAGGCTCTTCCGGGTTGGCAGTGTGTTTCTTATGGGTACGTTCCAAAAACCAGTGAGGATATTTATATTTTTGAAAAAGAATTTGAGTCAGAGTCAGATTGGACAAGATTTATAAAATCAGAAAAAATAAAAAACTTGATAGAAATGAAAGAGGTATCACATGACTAAAAGAGTATCAGCAACACCAAAGAAGAAAAAGAAAAAGAAAGATCAGGAGGTCTCTCAAGAAGAAAAACAAGTAGTTATTATAAATAATATTCAGGCACCAACCCCCTCGGAGCCTGAGTTAAGAACTATAAATCTTTATGGGGATATATCGGAACAAAAAGGGGCAGATGTCGTAGCGGCTCTACTTTATTTAGAAAATACATCACACGCTGTATCGACTAGAGATCCACAAGACCCAGAGTCTGAACAGGTTGTGGTTGCTAGGTCGATAGCCATGATGGTTTCCACACATGGAGGCACGGCTTCAGATATGTTTTCGATTCTTGACATCATGGACATGGTCAAAGAAAGGACATGCGATATTGAAACATTTGGTATTGGAAAGGTAATGTCCGCCGGCGTACCAATCCTAGCAGCCGGTACTAAAGGAAAACGCAAGGTCGGCCGCAACTGTCGCATTATGCTTCACAACGTGATGGCAGGCACAGGTGGTACAATCTTCTCAATGGAGAACGAATTAGAAGAGATCAAGTGGATCCAAGAAAGATATATAGAGACACTTGCTAACTATACTAAGCTTACTCCGAGCAAGATAAAGAAGCTGTTAAAGACCCAGAAGGACGTTTACATCTCTGCAGAGGAAGCAATTAAAATGGGTATTGCAGATGAAATTATCTAATTATTGAGAGGAGTTTTACAATGCCAAACACTATCACAACCAAAAACGATCTATTTACACTTTTCGAGGAAGTCTGGAAGGAACAGGAAAACAACTTAACAAAGCAGCAGCGCTCCATGCTTTCAGACGATTTCTTTCAAAATACCTTGTTCGAGATTTTCTCAGGAATTGATTATGCTTCGATGTACGACCGTGCGGTTCTCCATGAGAACAAGTCTTGGCAAGATCTCATACAAGAACAGGAAGATGAGCCAACAGCTGAAGAGATTCGCTTGGGGTTGCCCAAGTTAAGAATATCCGAGGATTGGGGCAAGCCAGGTTCGAACGATAGAATGATCATTCAAAGATTTACAGCTTCTATCCCTGGAGACAGTCTAAAACAGAAACTTGAATTTGTAAACGGAGTTGCTACTGGTAAGGTGCAGATGGCCAGCCTAGGTCAAATATTGGGCTCAATGGTCGTTTTGGAAGTTCTATATACTATTCTTGCACAGTTTACAGAATCAGCTGGTGGCTTTATTTTTGAAGGGTTTTTGGCCGGCTTGTTTGGAAAAAACTCGGTTCAAATCACAGATGTTGGTGAAGACGATGAAGGCGCCACAGGTAAGCCGATTACAGACGTTCAGCTTGGAGATAGAGAGTACTCTTTGAAGTTGTTAGGCCCTGGCACAGCCGTGAAGGGTTCTTGGAGAAATATGACTGAGCACTTCGCCAGCCACAGGGACCATGTTGTTTATTTAGACGCCCGACGCTCTGGTAGGGGAGCCACTGATAGTCTTGAGTTCGGAGAATTTGTTATTACTTTGCCAAATTTTATGGAGATATTCTATGAGCCTTTCAAGGGTTTCGTACCACAAGAAGCACCAGTGAAAACAAAGGAAGAACTCATGAAAACTCTGGAGAAGTACGGAGACTTAGCGTTCGGAGTCCAATTCGCGGGTCCTTTCGGAGGAAGAAGTAAGGGTGGTTTTAGCCTCAAGGGAGTAAAGAAAGAGAAAGACATGGCTATTTTAATGAGAGCCTTGGAAAAATATCCAGAAGAGGAGATAGACGCGAAAGTAATGTGGTCCAAGGAAGACTTCACAGCTAGTACGAAAGCAACATATCTTTTCGGTTCTGGTGCTCAATTCAATGCAGTACAAAGAGCCATCAAGTCCGGTGATAAAGGAGCTATCATCGCCGCCCTCAGAGAGACTGATGGCTACATCAAGAAGAGGCAGTTTGAGTTTACCAGGAATCAAGCTGAGTCCATTGCAAACTTTGAACATCTGTCTACAATACTATTGGGCGAGGATCAGCTTAAGAAAACTTGGGCCATCTATGGAGGTGTATTGAGAAGCACAGTAACTCCGGTTTACACGTCTCTCGCCAGATTTAACGAACAAGTCTCGAAGTATTTCATGGGTGCAACAGAGGGAGGTGATAGAAAATCTCTCGCTCTTGCGGCCCAGCAAGAACTTGGCACACTCAAAGAAGCAACTGATGAGGCCATCTCTGCCGTAGAGCAATCAGAGAAGGATGAGTACACACCAGAAAAAGTTGCAGCCGAAGAATAAAACCCATTGACAAATCTACAAAACGTGCTATAATATACATATCAATGAAAGCGAGGCACAATGACCACACAACTAAGCCACGGAACCGAACTCCGCAACAAGGTTCTTGACGGCGTAAACACTCTTGCGGATTACGTAGCAACAACACTCGGACCTAAAGGACAGAATGTCCTTATCCACCAGAAGGATAGACGGCCATTTGTAACCAAGGACGGTGTTACTGTAGCACAGAACGTCAGCTTTGAAGATCCACATATGAATGCCGGAGCAGAAGTAGTGAAACAAGTATCTGCCATGACTAATGCAGAAGCAGGTGATGGTACCACTACATCCACTGTCCTAGCGAGAGAAATTCTAGTTCAAGCAAACAAGCACATTGCTTCTGGAACTTCTCCGATTGAAATCAAAAGAGGATTAGAGCAGTGTCTTAATGAGGCAGTTCAAGTCATAGAAGAAATTGCACAACCAATTTCTTCGGCAGAAGACGTAAAACATATCGCCACAATCTCAGCAAATAACGACGAAACTATCGGAACCCTTGTCGCGACAGCAGTAGACAAGGTGGGAAAGAATGGTTCTATTACTATCGAAGAGGCCCGCTCTCTGGAGACGAGCTTGGACCTTGTGGAGGGTTTTCGCTTTGACAGCGGGTATGCCGCTACTGCGTTCGTAACAGACGACAGGAGGGGTGTCTGCCGCTATGAGAGCCCAATGTTCCTGATTACCGATACAAAGATAGATCAGGTTAACCAAATTTTACCTGCATTAGAGATTGCAGCCCGAGAGAGCAGGCCATTCATTATTGTTGCGGAAGAAGTGGAAGGTCAAGCTTTGGCTGCACTAATTATGAATACTATGCGGGGATCCATGAAGGTCGCTGCCGTGAAAGCTCCTCGATATGGGGAGGAAAGAAGGGCTATAATGAGTGACCTAGCGGTCTCAACAGGTGCTAAATTTTTTCAACAATCACTGGGGCACAACCTTACTGAAGTGTCATTAACTGATTTTGGAAAAGCAGCAAGTGTGGAGATCACCAAGAACACCACTACGGTTGTTGATGGTGAAGGAGACTATGAAAAAGTTGATGAGACCATTGATCGTATCAAGGTCGATATACAGCAAACTGAAGATATGCATGTGGCAGCGCGACTCCAAGAGCGTGTTACTCGTCTCTCTTCTGGGGTTGCTATCATCCGTGTTGGCGCTTCTTCTGAAGTAGAGATGATTGAAAAAAAGCATCGAATTGAAGATGCTTTAGAAGCAGTCAGATCAGCCCAACAAGAAGGAATCGTACCGGGAGGTGGGATGACCCTGCTTCGTGTATCTAATGCAATCGCACCAAATTTTGCAACTGAGGAACAGTCAGCTGCATTTTCTATCTTTAAGCGAGCACTTGAGGCGCCTTTTAAGATGATGTCAACAAATGCCGGACTCCCACCAGAGGTCAGCATACTTAGAGTTAACGATGCAGATGACTGGATGGGAATTAATTTCTCTTGCGGTAAAGTAGAAGATTTGAAAGTTGCAGGTGTCTTAGACCCTGCAAAGGTGACCCGATGCGCATTAAAGAACGCTGTGTCTGTAGCTGGAACTCTTTTATTAACAAACCATAGTATTGTCCACCAGTAGTAACTATTTATTCTTGCGGAGGGCCAACTTCATGGTAGAGCAAGATTATATGCTAGAAATGCAGTCAAAACTTGATAAAGTTTGCAACGGCATTGAAGTCATGAGTGACAAACAAGAGCAAATGTCAGAAGACATTGCAAAAATAAAAGAAGCAGTCTATAATCCAGACCAAGGATTGTATGCTAGAATTAGAGAGTTAGAAGCCTGGAGAAGAACATCATCCAGAATGATTTGGACACTGTTCACAACCATTATTGGTTTAATTGGAGCTTTTATATTAAAAAACTTAGGAGTTTAAATGCTGGTAGAAATTAAAAAGTTGTTAATCGAAAACGAAGGTTATAAAAGAAACATAAGATTGGAAAGGATGTATGTTAATTCTAACAGCATTGTTTCGATATCTGATTATGACGGCGCTGAAAAATTTTTGTTGAGAGAAAATTCGAAACTTTCAAAGGAAAGCTTTTCCCTTATTAAACTAAATGAGGGCGGAAAAACACAGGAAATCATTGCCTACGGTTCTGCGGACCAATTATATAGTGCTATAGGTAATTTTCAAACCGGAAAGAGAATTTTAAATGACTGACAAATTTATTATTATTGGAAGATCAACGTGTCCATTCTGTGTAAAAGCAATAGAATATTGTACAGCCAAGGGGACACAATATGATTTTTTAGATTATGCACATCAGCCTCACGCTTTGCAAGAATATAAAGATTTTCATAATCACCCGACTGTGCCGATCATTCTTGCGAACAACCTACAGACAGGCCACACCAAAAAGATAGGAGGATACTCTGACCTTTTGGAGTACCTATAGTGAAGGGGCAGGAAGTACCAATAAAATTAAGTGTTTTAGAACTTCTTTACAAAGGCCTGGAGCCAATTAGAGATAGACTAGAGTGCCTACTAAGAGACTATTACTCACAGTTAATAAAACTTTCACAAGCAGAGTTAACAGCTTTGTTGGAATTTCGATCTGCGGCAGCCACAGTCCAGTTGTTGGTTGATGACTACCTAGAGCAAGCTGAAGAGTCCAAAGTTGACACTTTGTATTTGCCCGCAAAAGAGTTCGATCTTTTGTTAAATTTGTCAAAAACAGTTGAAATTAGCGCAAAGATGCCAATAGCAAATTCAGGGATGTGGGTGCACTAATGATGTATTTGGGTATATTTTTAGTTTTTGTGGGCCAAGTTAGCGGCTGGTTTCAACTAAACGCACAATATCTATCAGAATGGTGGAAAGATAAGCCCCTATCGGCAGCAGTTCTACTAGGAGTACCAACATCAGTTGCTTTTTGGTATGCTTGGAGGATCATTGTAGATCAAACCGGTTCCGCTTGGACAGCCAGGTTTATCGGCTCGTCGGCCGGAATTATAGTATTTCCAATTTTAACTTGGTTCTTATTAGGCGAATCCATGTTCACACCTAAAACGATGATATGCCTAGGTTTGGCAATTATTATTATGCTAATTCAACTTTTCTATTGACAACTAAAACACCGTGCTTACATTATCTATGTAGCCAAGTTGCCGTAAGGGACTGAGCTACAAAAATGTAACTTGCTTAATAAGGAGGAATATAAAATGAATGCAATTACTACATACCGACCTGGTCTACTAGGCCATCAAGTTATCAACGAGGTGTTTGATAATTTTTTCAACGATGGGGATCTGTTCTCCAATGTTCTCAAGCAATCCACAAAAGGCTATCCCGTTGCCGACATTTATCGAGACGACGATGGTTCTACAGTGTTGGAGTTTGCCCTAGCGGGGTTCAAGAAGAAAGAACTGTCCGTGGACATTCAGCCTGGGAAGAGAACGATCACTATCACTGGCCAAGTCGACGAGAAGAACCCAAAGAGGCAAAGGATTGCTCGCAGGAACTTTACAAGAACATTTGTAAACTATGATGATAATCTTGACTTGGAAGAAGCAGAAGCTCAGTTTGAAAATGGTCTATTGACTGTTAGAGTTCCGCAAAGGCCAGAGGCCCAACCTTTGACTATTGAAATCAAGTGATTTCTGGGGAGCTTTTTAGCTCCCCTTTTCTTTTTCCCATTGACTATTTATAGTAAAAAGGCTATAATACTACTATGAATTTCAACAACACATGGCGAAAGTATATCGCAAAGCCCTCAAAACCAAAGTTGTCTCTTCTTATGGAGCAATATTTGGCTTCCCGGCAACTTATTCTTGAAGGGAGGCTCTCCATAGCTAAAACTGCTGCACCAAAGGCAGATGAGTCAGGTGCTATCGACGATATGTTAATGTCTCTGAAGTCGGAATTTGGAGAAAAGGATGCTGGAAAATATCTCCTGTTCGCAGCAATAGCCCTAGAACAAGGATATTCACAAGGCCTGGACCCAACAAAGCGCTTTAAAGAGGTGCTAGAATTGTTGGTAAAGTTTCACATGAACCAAAATAGAAAAGTAAACAGAGTCTATCAACAGAGGCTCCCACAAAGAGATATAAACAAGTATGACTTTGAGTCGCTCTCCAAGGCTCTTTACGCTGCCAGCGGCAAGCAGCACGCAGACGAGAACTCAGAGTTCGTGTACAAGGCCAATGGCATCTCAGCTCTGCGCCCGCTGACCACAAGGGCTGCTTGTTTCTTGGGTGGCGAGCAATGGTGCATCACAAGAACAGAAAAGAAGAACTTCTTCAGCAAATACACAGAGGAAGAAAGCAAGGCTTTTGTGCTTGTTAGGTTTGATGGTATCCCTGTCGACTCGGTGAATCACGAGATTGTTTTGCAGTTCTCCGGACCTGGCGAGCCTGAGCTTGAGATGTGGTGGGACGGTGAGAACGAGAGCCATTCAGATGGTAAGCTTGAAAATGTAATGGCGGAACACCTAGAAGGTATGGGGCCCGATTTCCAGATAGAACTACAAGACGATTACTTCGAGACGGCAGGCTCTGGAGGGTCAGACCCAGCACATGATTTATTCTTGGACTTGCACGAAGCTGCATTCGAAGTTGTAAAAATGAATCCACCAGAAGATATTCTACCGCGTATAGAGAGGCAGGCAGCAGAAGAGGCAGAAGCATTCAAAGCACAGACTCAGAACGTAGAGCTTTCTTATGAAGTCAGAAGAGATTTAGCTGATGAGATATCCGTTTTCTTTGCGGCCACCTTACAGCTAGAGTTCTATGACGAAAGATTCGAAGAGTTCCTAAAGGGCAAGGACAAGAATTTTTATGCCAAGCTAGGTCAAGACTTAGAAACTTACATGAAGCAAACCGGTATGGCAAATCTACAACTGAAACAGTTCTTTGCACGATATCGAGCAGGATCCATCATGATATGGCTTGATATATCGGCCACCACGTCGGTCGTTCAAGAAGGTTACAACCTTGAGGGCTTCATATCTTTTCTTTCAGATGCTAAGGATGCAGAGCAAACTGATGCGCCAGAAATAATAAACGCACTTACACAAATGATTGCAGCCAGAGCAAAGAACGAGGGGGTAGAACCAGTGGATAGTCAAAACGAGAATACATTTTACAAGGACCTAGAAAAGCAACTCCTTGGAGAAGAAAAAGGCAGAAGTAGGCAGCGCGGCATCTATAAGTTTCACTGCATGATTTCCTACAGCATCACGGCCGACTCTGAAAGATCAAGAGGCCTTGATGATATACTAGCAGATATGCGCGCTCTTCCAAACGTAACGATAGTTACGGTTGCGATCAAGAACCAAAAAATAGCAGAAGGTAGATACATAGCTGGCCTCGCAGTCAAATTTATTCCTTCAACCCCTGGAGACATGAACCAGCCAGAACTTACAAAAGCAAGAATCGTTAGAGATATCAAAAGATTAACAAACGTATTATCACTCTTTAAACTATCAGCCGGTCTAACAAGGTTAGAGTAATGCTAAGAACACCGCAAGAACATAAAAGACAAAATGTCAAGCAACTTTTCAACAAAATATTAAAAGATTCCAAAACAAAACTTAAGCCGATCTCAATCGCAGCATCAGAATCTTTGAATGATGACTTTACAACTACCGAGTTTTCTTTTGAAGAATCAGGATATCACCAGAGAATAATTTCAAAAGAGTCCAGCGGAAAAGGATTCGTTGATGGTCTCTTCCACGGTCTTTACTCGAACTACATTGAAGAATATCCTAGTCTTGAAAAAATAAAATTGATAGACATAAAAGTCAACCCAATTATGAAAGCAACAAGAACTTTGGGGTCAGATGCAAAGGCATCGGTTATTTTCAGTGTAGAGGTCAATGGTCACGGCGTAGCAGAATTCCAACACAAATCAAGGTCTATGATTTATTCAGGCTTTGTGTCCGCACTCGAAGCGTTTCAATTTTACATAAATTGCGAACGAACCTTCCACAAAATACAGGTAATCGTAGAAGATGCAAGACTGCGTAACAGGGGAGATATAGTGCAGTCTTGCCTGACAGATCTTAGCAAACTTACAGAGGTTAACACTTATGAAAAAAAGAAAGATTGAGTGGAGACTTTTGGCGGCTTCATTGTTTTTTGCAATGACACTGTATATTTTCAAGAATTACATGTAGAGTCTGATACACTGTTTCCTAATTAAAATAGGGGGCAGACAGCTTGAGTAACAAGGAAGATCTTAGTATTGGTGACTTAGTTACACACGTCCTGTACGGACGCGGCTGGATAGGTGTAATTTTAGATTTTAGAAAGAAAAATACAAAAACCAGAGATAAAAGAAAGGCTCAAGCATTAGTACAGATCCAACCCGGAACCGAACACGAAGGTTTTTTTAAGAGGTGTTCTGAACTTGATAGGGTGAATGATAACCTAGGATATGTATCAATTCACTGGCTGTTTAAGGTTAAAGAAAAGAATGGAAACACTGGATCTTCACGGAATAAAACATCACCAAGTAGACGAAATAGTGAGAAGTTATCTTAACTTTATAGAGTTGCCGTGTCAAATAATAACAGGCAATTCACCTCACATGAAAGATATAGTTAAAAAAGTTGTAGAAGATTATGAATGGTTTTGCTACGAGAAAGATAATTATAACTACGGAACATTGGTTATAGTAGAGAAAAAGGTATGAAGGGATGGAAGCCAGTATACATTGAAAACAGTAAGATTCCTGTGTGGTTGTCTTATATTGCACCGATAGAGATTTGGGCTATATCTTTTGGGTGGTTTGTATGGTGTAGGGGAACCATGTCCGAGGTAACAAAGAGACACGAGTGTATACATTTTCAGCAGCAATTAGAACTAGCCTTCGCTGGACAGTGGATTTTATACGCCTTATCATGGCTACACGGGCTTTGGAAGTACAAAGATCCAGCAGTCGCTTATAGGGAATGTATCTTCGAAAGAGAAGCATATTCCAACGACTACATAGAAGACTACTTAGAGAACAGGCCCCGATATGCTTGGGTCAAACACTGGAGGGATGATAAAGATGATTATAAAGAGAGGATCAAAAGGGCAAGACGTGATAGAATTGCAGCTCGCTCTAAAAACGCTAGGTTATAATGTTGGGGTGACGGATGGTGATTTCGGCCCCGCGACGGAATTACAAGTAGAGAAGTTTCAGGAGTCAGTCGAACTTCATCCGGATGGCATTGTTGGTAAAGGAACACTTCGAGAGATCAATGAAGCATTGGATCAAGCAGGTGAGCCAGATTTAAAGTTTGAGATAGGTGACTACCCAGACCCAGAGGAGCCAGCCAAAAGAATGAAGTGGGTGAAAGTAGACGCAGACAAGATAGGAGATGGGTACAACCGCTTCTACCTCAGAGAAGACGTTGCAAAGGCTTTTAACGCCTTTAGAGCAGACGTTTTGGCTTTGGGTGGTGTCGTTAGTAGCGCAGGAGCAAAGCGTCCTCTAAAGGACAGCAAACGCTCTAAATCACGCAGCATCAAATCTCTACACTACACTGGTTTGGCTTTTGATATGGCCTTGAGTTCTGCCATGAACAATCCCGCTAAGGATAGATATGTTATCGAAGAGGTTGGAGATAGAAGGTGGAATGTCTGGTGTAAGACAGATAACCAAGATGTACCAGTCAGAAAGATAGAAGGTTACACTTACCACCACACCAGAAAGATTGTAGAGGCCAGAATGTTTTCTATAACAGAATTAGCAGAGAAGCATGGCTTCAAAACCATCCGCGCCCGACGCTATTTCATGGCCGGTGGACACTATGCAGGTGCAGAATGGTGGCACTTTCAATATGAGAAGGCATTGACTCCTGGTGTTTCAACCTTTGGCGGAGAGCTTATGAAGATTTACACTCTTGAAGAGTGCAGAAAGTTTGCTCCTTGGGAAGATACAAAGCACTGTGTATGGAAAGAAAGTTGGTGGTAAATACTTGACAAATCCAATTAAACCTGATATAGTATATACACAATCACAGTAAAGGTAAAACTATGAACTACGGCTATGCCTGTATCAATATGACATTATCCGAGGTACCCAAGTCTAAGCGTATCACGACCAACCGATCTATGATCAAGAGAACATTCAAGGAGAAGGGCATTAAATATGCTTCTGAACTTGCGCTTCAGAATGTTAAGGACTTGGTGAAGATTCTTGCTTGGAACGAAGAGAACAACATTAAGTTCTATCGTATGTCCTCTGACATCTTCCCTTGGTGTTCAGAATACAATTACTGGGAACTACCCCATTACAAGGAGATCAAGTACTGGCTACGCTATGCAGGTGATTATGCCAAGGAGTGGGGTCATCGCTTGACCTTTCACCCTGGCCCGTTCTGTTGCTTGGCTTCGCCAAACTTTGAGGTTGTGGAGAAGACATACAAGGAACTCAACAACCATTCCCGCATCTTTGATATGATGGGTTTCGAGCCAAGCCACTACAACAAGATCAACATCCACGTCGGCGGTACATACGGCGACAAGGACAAAACAGCGAAGCGTTTCATTGAAAACTTCTTGCGGCCTGGTGGTCTAGACGAGAATACCAAGAAACGATTTACACTAGAGAATGACGACAAAGCCTCCATGTGGAGCACAAAGGATATTTATGACAAGATTCACCACGAGACTGGAATCCCGATTGTTTTCGATTACCATCACCATAGATTCTGCACCGGAGGACTTACCGAGCAAGAAGCTCTCGAACTCGCAGCATCAACTTGGCCTCCCTGGATTAAGCCAGTTGTTCACGTCTCAGAGTCAAGAGCGATTGAACAAGGCGACCCGAAAATACGTAAACAAGCTCATTCAGATTATATCAAAAAACCAGTAGAAAGTTATGGACAAAGCCATGACATTATGCTAGAGTGCAAGAAGAAGGAATTAGCACTATTGAAATTGAGGGCACTTGTTGCATGAAGAAATCTGAAATAAAAAAAGGTAAACTGGTTAAGCTTGCTTCCGACGCTTGCCGTTGGTCAGATTTTGTCAATACAAGTAGAGTTGGCGTCATTCTTGAGCACGCCCAAGCCCGGGCAAAAATACTTTTTACTGATGGGCACTTGGAAGAGCATTGGTATTTTTCTTTGGAGGCTGTAGATGAAGAATCCAGAACTTAAAATCTTCACTGGTCCCATGTTTGGCGGCAAAACAACAAGAATGTTAGCAGCATTAGAGAGGTACCAGTATCAAAATAGAACTACCATGTTATTCAAACCTTGGATGGATACAAGATACACCGACGAGAAGGTTGTTGTGACTCACAAAGGTCAAGAGCACAATTCTATACTTGTTAACAGCGGAGAAGAGATATTTCAAAAAGGTTCGGAGGCTGATGTCATAGCGGTAGATGAGCTTTTTATGATACCAGGATCCGCAGAATATCTTATCTCTCTCTTCAAAAAGGGGAAAACTATACTGGTTTCCACATTACAACTATCTTCGCTACCGTCCGGATACACAGTTTTCAACGAACCTAGAGACTTGATGCCTTGGGCCACAAGTATAGAAGTTTGCCCAGCTGTCTGTTCTCGGTGTAGTAGAGATGCATTTTACACTCAAAGAATAGGTCAGCAGCCTAAAAAAATTTTAGTAGGGGGAGCAGAGGATTATCAACCTGTTTGTTGGAAACATTCTTTGCTGAACAAGCAATGAAAGTTGGAGATTTAATAAAAATAAAAGATATTTTTACTTCTCACGGTATTTACGAAGGGTCAGAATATGTTATTGGAATGATAATCGACGGCCCTAACGAGGTTGGAAAAGTTCGAGTTCTGTTGTCCTCTGGAAAAAGAATTTGGCTCCACACCGGAGAAGTAGAATATGTCCCTAAAGACAGGAGGTATCTAAAACAATGAGTCACGAAACAGCACTCATAGAAGCACAACTGTGGGCAAACGAAGAGCGTTTTATTTATGTTGCTTGCTGCCTTGGATTGTTTGTGTTTATAGGTTTTTTATTCAAGATCAGTAAATAATAATCACATTTTCATACTATTTATTATAGTATGTATGACTTTGAAAGGGGTGATATAGTATATATTAGAGACTTTCCTTTTGGTAAACCCACCAGAATATACGGAAAAGTTGTTGGAATTCTTCACGGAGAATATTATAATATTCTCTTGACAAATGGAATGAATCAAGGTACAATAATAGCATATAAAAATTATCACTTAATAAGAGAAAAGGATGTCCCTCGTGAAATCAGAGAAGATAAGGAACGGAAGCAGACTGACAACAAAACTTTACAGTGAAGGCCACGGCTCAACTTCAGAATCTGTATTTCTTGAAATAGACAATTTAGATACAAAAACAATAGAACAAACAGAAAATAATTATGAAGAAGTCTTTGTTAGATTTAGAGATTTGCTGACTGATAAGCCATGGTGTTGCGACAGTAGAGAGGATGTTTTGTCTATATGTCAGGTGCTTGCAGATAGTATGAGAGAGAATTTGCTAATTCGTAAGGAGGAGAAATGACTAAGGGGGAAGCAGTCCGATGTATTGAAGATTACGAACTGTTTGAATGTGGAAACATCAATGGAGAAGAGGGCTGTTATATTTGTTACTCTGAGTCAAATGGAAAACACATGGTTTATTTTCCAGAATGTGGCGAGTGGGCAGAACTAACAGATGACCAAATTAAAAGAATAAACAAAGAAGGGTATATACCCAAAAAGAACAAAGCGTTTATCAAATTAGTATCGAAGATGGAGTATGGTAAATATGACTGATATGATACTCACTTTTTTTGCATGGTCCGGTCTAGTTTTTTGGGGCTACGGCTTGTGGAAGGTACTCAACTGATGTATTCTTTGATGCTCATTGGTATATGCGCGGTAAACATGGTGCTTGCTGTATTGACAGGAATTTTCCTACCAGTAGAGTATCACGGTCATTTTGCTCTTCAGCCAAGAGACTACTTTTTACTATCATTCGTCGGCTTTTGCTTGGGTCTTTATCAATACAGGTCAGACAATGAAGGCTAAGGACTTAAAGTGCAACAAGATGTACTGGTCAACGCGCCTGAATAAGATAGGAATTTGTGAAGCGTATGCAGATTTTATGGCCTATATGGTTTTTATTGATAATAGAGAAAATGGGTGGTACCATTGTACAGAACTAAAGGAGGTAAATAATGATAAAAGACAGACTGTTTGATGCTTACTTGATAGGTTCTTTGATTGTTGGGTGTGCCATTGCAGCTCCTTACGTGGCTTGCATGATCATTAAGGAAGAGTTCCGTGCGAGAATGTAGGTTTATCAGATGTGGGAACAATATCTATGTGCCTCCAGTCCAAATCTGGCTAGAAGGCTGGACGCGCCAACGCTGGCTAGAGAGACACTTTAAAGATCCAGATAGAATAAGAGTGGCCAGCCTTATGTCTTGGGAGTGGTTGGTTGATAAACACAACATTAGCAGACTTGTTGAAAAGTCTGGAGAATTTGTAGAGGAGCCTTATGAAAATAATAAAGCTGATTAAATCTTTATTTGTAAAAAAAGAAACTGAAGAGCCAATTCGCAGAAAGAACATTATCGAGCCGGACTTCATTGATTACGATGGGATGGGGAATCAAGGAAGATTCATGACCAGAAAAAAGAAGTGATCAAGCTTCTAGCCTGGTTTTATTTGTTATCTGTTGGTTGGGCCATTCCTTTAATTTTTAAGTTACCGGTCCTCAACAGAGTAACAATCGCCGCAAAAGATATTATCAAAAAGTCTTGACAATCCCACCAAAATAACCTATAATATAAATATAACAAACAATGGAGAAGCAAGTGCGAGGCGTAGACTTTAAAGTAGGCGATCTGGTTTTCGCCCCCGTTGCCGAAGCAACGGCCGTTGTCCTTGGTTTCGAGGACAACAAACTATTCGATTCGGTTTATTGTGTTAAGGTCATGTATGTTGGAGACTCAAAACCAATGTACGTTTTATCAGATAGGATTAGAAAATTATGAGTGACACATCAGTACAATATCAAGACACATTTGATCATTTACAATATCACGCAGACCATATGAATTTATGGGAGCAAGGCTTTGTAGATTCTTTGGAATATCAGTTCAAACAAAAAGGTAGACTTTCTATCTCACAAGAGAGGCATCTTTTGAAGTTGGCTGATAAATATAATATGGACAAGATTCGAGAAGCACAACAGTTCGCGAAGAACTATGGACCAAAACAACGCGACATTGCAATCAAATGTGCAAAATATTATGATGGCCAATACCTTAGCCCAAAGTACTTTCATGATATTGTTAACAAGGTTCTTGGAGATCCCGAAGGGCACATTCTTACTCTTGGAGAATACAACAAACTATGCAAGAACAAGTATGCGCTGAAAGTTTTGGCATCATACGATGCACCAGAGAAATTCGCAGTGGGTGATGTGGTTCAGATTCGTGCTAATAATCGCATTGATATTGCTAATACAGAACTCAAAACTGGTGCCGTTCCAAGAGGTATGCGAGCGACTTGGCACTTTGCTGACAAGACTTGCATGGTCCTTGAAGTGAATGCGAAACCAATTACACGAGCAGCCAAGGCCGCCAGGGTCTACAAGATACTAATTATTGACGAGACATCACCAATTTATGCTCACGAATCTGACTTGAAGAAGTTGAGAAGGAGAAAAAAGAAATGAAGAACAAAATTATTACGGCTGTCTCTTTCTTTTATGAAGGTGAAAGACATGTAGTCAAGTGCACTACGACCGGAAAGTTTCGTGTGCCTGTCACAGAAGTTATCGAAGGTAGAGTACGCACTAAAAACAAGTCTTTAACAGCAAAGCAGCTCCTTGAGCACGATGTTATAAAAAAGTGTGACCCAACATTTTATTTGCAAGATGGAAGAAAGCACAGAGTATTCTACGGAGGTGACGCAACATATTTGCCCGCAGAGTCTGAAGGCTTGGCCGAGAAGCACGATGAAGCAAATAAACCTAGAAAGATTCCGAAATTAAAAGCTGGAAAGATACTTGACAAACCAACAACTAATGGTTACAATCTAAATAAAGATTGGAAACAAGAAACACTAGATATGTATGGGTGTTGGCCTTATGACGAAGATTATCATGACTAATTATTTGAGTGAAGGTGATTTGGTGTGGGTCTGCCGCCATGGTTATGAAGATTGTACACCAAAAAACCTCAGAAGTAGAGGCATAATCACAAAATCCCTACCAGCGCCCAACCAGTATTGGTACGAGATTTTGCAGACGACACCCAGTGGTACGACACAGATGAAGACTTTTCCAATAGAGATGTTAATAAAGATTGAAGATAATGACTGAAGTATACAATGTAAGAATAGGTGACATGATATGGAACCAACTAGAGGGTGCTAATATTGTTGGTCTCGTCTACAAGTTGACCCCAAAGTATGTTTACTATGCAGTTTGTGCCAGAAACAAAGGCACTGCTGATGGCGACCACTACATCACAAAGGACCACAAAGTCAGCAAAGAAAAATTGTACGAAGCGATTAGAACAAATCACGTAGGAATAAGTTATGCACAAGGCACCAATCGTAGAAGAAAGATTAAAGAGAACACCGAAGGTGGGTGATATCGTGAAGTTTGAAGACCCACATGTTTTTCTTAACTGGCAAAATGGGGCAACTGGCATCGTCACGAAACTTTATCATGACGGTAACGATGCTTTGGTTCTACTTAGTGATGGCAGACTTTTTCTTGACAGAACCGAATACTTTACGGTATTATAGTATTACATGAGACAAAAGATAGACATAGGCGACCTTGTAGAATATGATAAGTATCAGGCCCTCGTGCTTGATCGTAAGACTATCA